TTAATCAGCGGTCATCATGCGCTGCAAAATTTCATCAAACTCCACTCTTAATTTCACTCTAAATTCCTTATCATAAAAATACACTGCACTGATCGCATTTGCCAGCATCGTCTTCTTGACATCATGGTCGCCCCTGCGGTATTTTTCCTCCCACTCAATCAACTCTTGTTTTAATGAATTGACTGTAATACTTCTTTGCTTCAATTCATTCATCTCTTTCTCACACTGGTCAATTAATGCATCAAGTTTCTTGATTTCGTTTTCTTTAATTGCAATCTGCTCAACTACATATTCTTCAGATAGCTTACTTTCTCCGATTGCAATTTTTACAATCAAACTTTTCACTGCCTCTAATTGAGATACTAAATTTTGCTTTTCTTTAATTAAAGTTTGTATTTGAAATTTTTTCTGCTCAAACTGATTCTCAAAAGCGTCAGAGGCAATATTATGGAATTCTTTGGCCTTTGCAATGGAATTAAGTAAGTTTATTACCTTTTCTTCAATTTCAGCTTCGTATTTTTTAGCACCAAAGTAACTTTTCTTGTGAGTTTCTCTATGGTGCAATGATTCTTTGCAAACATATCGCCAGTAAGTGTAACTGCTTTTTGAGCCATCCTTTCTCACTTTTGTTTTTGTACTTGAATCTGCGTAGAGCTTTGACCCACAATAACCACATCTGGCTATTCCTGAAAATAATAGATTGGAACTAGTGGACGTGATGTTAACCGCTGTGTTCTTATTGCTTTTTTTGTTTCTCGCATCGAGTATGTTTTGCACTTTATCAAAAATATCATCTGGAATAATAACCAGATCACTGCGAAATGGCTTTAATTTTATTCCTTCCTTACTTTTAATGCCATAACGCTGTCTCCCTGTATAAATAGGATTTCTTAAGATCCTTCTAACTACATTGCTTCGCCACTTCGTCCCCTCTCTTGTGACATACCCACTTTCGTTTAAGAAATTCGTAATTCTGTCGGCACCGTACCCTTTTTCAACCACTAAGTAAAACATTAACTTCACCAATTTGGAATCATTTTCACAAATTTTAATATCTTTTATGGTTTTTTCATACTTAGGGTGAGGTATACCTGTATCGTGTAATTCATACCCAAATGGGACTTTACTTCCAGCCCACTTTCCTTGTTCATTCATTTGTCTCAATGCTTCTGTAACTCGTATTGACGTCTTTTTACTTTCTCCTTCAGCAACCCAAAATCTCAAAAAAGATAATAGGCTATCTTCGTGTTTATCATCAGCGTTTAATATCCCATCTTCTACTGACCAGACCTCAATTCCATTTTTTCTAAGAAATTCTAGCATAAAAGGAATTTCAAACTTGTTCCGACCGAGCCTGTCATCTTTCCAAACGACCAATATGTCAAATTTTCCTTCTTCTGCGCCCTTCTTAATTGTTTGTAACTTATCACGCTCTTGAACGCTTTTTTTGAAACCAGACACACCGAGTTCGCTGAATTCCTGACATAGCTCCCAATCTGGTCTTTTCTCTATAAAGTTATGGACTGCGTTCTTCTGCATAGGTATGTCATCTTCTGTTACTTGTTTATCCGTGGAGACCCGATACAAAGCCCAGACCCTTTTTTTCATCGTTTCACCTCGTTTACTTTGCAAATGATAGTACTCATTATAGCATAAATGTTAAGAGTTAAAAATAAAGGACACCAAAAATAGGTGCCCATTATTTTTATATTATACTTTTGTACAATCTTTTCATGGCTTTTATTGTTTCTTCATGCTCATCCTTATTTTTAGTAAATTCGAATATAATACGAAACCCATTCTTAGTTTTTGAGCATTCGGCAATGGTTGTGCCTTCATGATTAACGGTAACTTTATATTTGTCTTCTCCAATTTGAAGACTAGACATAGAGTCCCTCCCTTCACCGTTTTTTAGATGTATATGTCGAATCGTTTGCCCAACTTGTCAACCAGTCAATTCACCGTTTACAATCCCCTCGGCAATGATATGGATATAACTTATGTAGGGAACTTTTGATCCACTTCTCTTGTCAAAATGAGACGTTAACTCATTATCCTTACTTGCAAGAAAATCGAACAGCGCATCTTGATTTAGTTTTGAAAGAACTTGTAATATTCGTTCTTGTTGCGCTGTCCCATAATTTTGCTTTATGTAATCCCATCCCTTTTTAGCTTCTTCAATGTACTTGTTGAAATAATGATGGCTTTTCGGTGTTTTTAGCCAATTAAAAAATGCTCTTGAATCTTTGACCGTTGGAGCCTGTGCGTGACAATCTGCACAGAGTAAGAACAAGTTTTCTAACTCGTCCGTTCCTCCCAAGGAGTGTGGTATAATGTGGTGTCTTTCTAATCTTTTGCAAGTGTTCCATAAGGCGACGAAATTACCTTGTTTCAAATAACTCAGGTACTTTTCTTTGTTTTCAAATTCGATATTATGTATTTGATTTCCACATCCGGGACAACTAGGTTCTCCCCAATCAACAAAATAGAATGTGATTTTGTCGTATTTATCTTTCCAGTAGTCAAAAATCTTTCCTACACTAGGTAGCGACTTTCTTTTTCTCAACCAATCTTCTCCCACTTGATTTTTTTAGTTTTAATGAGCCACGTCAATACAATTGCATATGAATCGGATTCATCGGTATTCTCAAATTTTATATGTGGGTACCGATTTTGAATGACTTTCCGTACAAGCTCCTTTTTAGCCTTACCATGAACAATCGCAGCCTTGACTGTTGTTGGCATATATTCCACGAAGTCAGCCTTCCAAAGTGTACACAATACAACACCGACTACATTCTGGATTGCGTGAGTTTCACGATTGAATTTACTAAATCCCTTTTCCAAAACAATTAATGAAGGTGGATACTTTTCTCTTAACTCAATAAACCGTTCTTGTATGAATTTTAGCTTTTCGCCTCTAGTTCCATCGCCCTTTGTTGAAATGCTTCCTATGTATAACGGTTCATATGTATCTGGGTCAAGAATAGTTACTCCTGAATTACTTAAACTAAGATCAAGGCCATAAATGAAAACAATCATTCCTTTATTATTTATTTTTAGTCAAATTGTAGATTTTAAATAAACTCTGTATACGAATTTGAATTAGCGGCAAAGTCATGTAATACATCAACAAACTTTTTTGCTGATTTGGTGCCATTTTTTTCTGCATGATTTACGATTTTCCAAAGATCAATTGCCTCTTGAAGTGACATTGTTAATGTAAATTCAGGCGTTTTAATAATTTCACTAAATTTCATATTCAATCAATCCTCCATTTGATAGGGATTTATCACTCAAATAAATCCCTATAGAGTTGAATATGTAATTTTGCTTGTATGTATTTCTCATATTTCTGATATGTGCCATAATCCATTTCTTTCATGGGTGTTTCTCGTTTTTTATAATGAGTACAACCGTGACACTCGATAGAAATATTAGGACTCGCTGTTTGACCTTCATATCCACTTGCCCCATAGGGACAATAGCACCCTATGGAATTATCACTGAAAACTGCCTGCACTGGATGTTCGCATGTTGAGAACCGTTCATTATATGCATTTACTTGACTTGGAGAATACATCCCATACTCTTCATATTTTTCCTCTGGCAGGACTCCGTTTTCCATGTCAATCCAATCTCCTCTATCCATGTGATATCCATCCATACCATTCCATACATATTCTTGATTCTCAATGATAAAAGAGTTTACAAAATCTCTGATTTTTTCCTCATTTTTATATACCTCACAATAATCATCCATCTCTGGAACTTCATTAAACCATAGTTTATATTTAGGTTTATCACAGTTCCTGCACAGTTGTACACTAAATCGGCAGCCGTCAAAAATGCTTCCATATCCTCGATAGCTTACACTATATGTAATTAACTTATTTTTATCTTCCACCAAATTGTCACAAGAGTAACAAAGTCTATCTCGATTTTGATGTTTTTCTTCTCTAGTATACATTCAACCATCCCCCTTATTATTTTTATTTAAAAGCTGATAAATCTAATATTTGATTAGGATTCCATCCAGACAATTTCTATGCGGTCATTTACAATCTTCTCCATTTCAAGTTCATCATTATAAACAGTTCCTGAAATGTATTTCAAAGCGTCAATTGCTTGTTTAATTGTGTTTCTCAGCTCTTCTGTTGAGGTAAATTCGTGTACATATTCGTCAATTGAGTCAACAGCTTTTTGCAATCCCGAAATGATGTTGTTTTGTAAATCTTCTTTCTTGTATTGTTCTTGAATCCATTTTGTCTGTTCTGGATCTCCGAACACATAAGGTCTTCCTACAATCTCCACTTAATTTCCCTCCTCCAACCAATCAATTATTGCTTCATACATATCTTTTTCGTCAGTGTGGTTAAAGTTCGTTCCCTTCCCTACATGGTCGAATGTAATGTTGAAGCATGTGTTATCCCGCATATCAAACGTAGGTCGTATGTATTTGATCCACTTTGTATGTCCTTGTCTGCCGAATGAATGCTTATGCTTGATACGCTCAACAATTTCATTAAACTGGTTCATTGTGAGTGGTTTGCCCATACAATTCTCCTTTCTGCTTTTAATAATCATTTTATTTTATATTCAATCCATTCCATGTCTTTATTGAAGTGATGATTATATTTGTTCTGATATGGATTTTTGAAAACTACACGCTTAACGCCAACTTGAGCTAGAATCTTTGTGCAATTTTCGCACGGCTCATGCGTGATATACACTGTTGCCCCAAGAAGCTCATCTCTTCTAGCATGCAAGACTGCATTGACCTCCGCATGAATTGTTTTAATGCATCTACCTTGTTCATTAAGCAAGCATCCTACATCTATACAATGATCATGTCCGTGGATTGAACCATTATATCCCGTAGAGACAATACGATTTGAGTTCACAATGACGCAGCCGACTTTCAAGCGATTACAAGTCGCTCTGTCAGCAACATGATCACATAGGGTTAAGTAGTATTCATCCCAGTCTTTACGCTGCAATAACATCTTCCTTTCTACACAACTTCCCCGTTTTCATTAACGACTCCATATGTAATCCCAAGTTCCGCATCGCAATATGTATTCTTGCATGATTCTTCACAAAACAAATTCCCATCATGTTGGTAGACCAATTCATCTTTAAATATGTCGTTTTCACATGTCTTACATTTGCCAACTAGTTTATGTTCTTTATATTGAAACCGATCCATTTACTCCCTCCCTTCTATTTAAAGAATAGCATGCCAATGAAATTTATACAAGTTATTTTTATTTAATATATGACTGTTAACGACTCTTTTTAACCATTTACAGTTGTAAACTTTGCATTTGACTCGAAGAGTCTACAACTACTATAATGAGTGTCAGATAGGCAAGACCGCTAATCTTACCTATCTGATTCTAGTTTGTCATTACCTTCTTTTATATCTTCTCATTTGGAGATTCGTTATCCAACGAGTCTCATTTCTTTTATTAATTGGTAGCCCGCCAATTCAGGGTCTTCATTCTCCACCCATCGAACCAAACCATCATATGTATTTAGAATGCCAGAGAACACTTCACCAGTGTCTCGCCAGTGCTCAATGAGATCTAGCTTAGAAGCAAGTGAATAATCTGGATCAATAGTCTTGGCGTAGGATTCGTCGTCAGTAACTTCGGATTCTCCCGAATCTCCCGACAAATTAAAGATGCAAAGGTACACATTCTTGACTTCTGGACTCATGAACATTCCCCCATAATTTTTAGTAAGCACGGCTTCCCATCTCCCCTCAGTTCACTACATCTCCCTCACCACCTTTAAATTTTCTTGTGTAAAAGTTCTTTTCTGTATTTAGTTATCAAGTCTAAACAGAAACGCAATCGAAATAATGCCTCAACTTCGTCATCACTTAAAGAATCTCGCTGTTCGATTGCTTCTTTAATCAATTCATATATACCACTCGTCCCCAACCAGTCATGAAGAGTATTCATTGTTTCAGAAATTATTTCCATGATATTGGGTTTAGTAATGTAATCAGAAATTGGCTCTTTTGCAACGATGGTGTGATAGTAAATGTATTGCGATAACATTTCGCTTGTCTTTTGCTTTCTCACCATCTCCTCTTGTTTAAGTTCTTCAAGGTCAGGGATTTCAATAGCATCCCATTCTTTTTTTAGCTTGTCTGTTGGATAAAAAATTGTAAGCTTTGGTCGAGGAGATTCTTTCCTCACATAATCAGGGTACTTTTCATCCAAGTTCCAGATAGCAGATCTGAACTTGCCCCTCGATTTATGCGTATCAGGAGGAATGTATTTGCCCAGTTGTTGTTCTGTGTACATTTTTAATGTAGTGGAGCGCACTCCCTCATGGTGTTCTGCGAGAATTTTTAGTGCGACTCTTCGGATAATCTCTGTATCAGATAAGTTCTCGTGCATAATGTCGCCTCCACTAACACTTAGTTAAACTAAGAACATTATATGTCCGTTACCAAAGCTTGGTCAACTGTTTTTTTGCTTAGTTTATCTATAGTGTTAGATGAAGATTATTTGTATTGATTTCTCGCTGCTAAATTAGTGTACTAGAAGGTACCATATCTAGCAAGACGATATATGTTTCGACAAATTCATGCACAAGATCTTGATTTATTATCAGTATTGTGTATTAGTCATTGCCTTTAAAACATCGACCATTTCTTTTGCTTTATCATAGTACTCATCTTTTAATCCAGTTAATTGTTTCACGAATTTATGTATTGTAATTTTCGATGAAATAGGACATTCATTCTTTCGGCTATACTTTTACTTTATATCTGTAAATTTATAGCTCTCTGGCAAATAAACCTTTACATCGTATAATCCAGCAGTAACACCATGTCCGAGGTCTGATGTAACACGTTTAAATTCTATGTAAGGTTTTTCTTCATTAGTTAATTCCATACGTGCCTCGTACCAGTTTGTATATGTTTCAATACCATTTGCTTTAAATGAAACTGTGAGTGGAGTTAAGAAGATTGGATTAGGATATGTATATAGTGGTTTTCTTGTGTCTATTTCAGTATCTATTTTAACGTAGACAATCTCACGCTTTTCTGGAGCTAAGCTTTGTATGTATGGGATTGCATATTGTTGTTTCCACTCTTCAATTTTTTTATCTTCTTGCGGCTTATCAACAGTAACCTCGTTATATGTGGCAGCGATCATTAAGATTAGCACGATTCCCATAAAACCTGTTGAAACCCCATCCTCCAGCCCTTTCAGTCCCGCAAAAATCGTAAGTAAGCACAATCCGATGAGGAGCCAAGCCCACCATGCCATTGTAGAAAACATACTCGTGTCCACGTCAATTTTTCCTGCCTGAATTACTTCATTTAATGTCATTTGCACCTATTACTCCTTTCGTTAAAAAGTATTTTCATTTAGTTTTCCTTACTCCAACCAAAGAGCCAATTATATAACTGAACAGAACAGTGAATATTAGAACTGTTAACCATGTAGTTTGAATAACTATTGCGCCTAGCATAGTTGAGAAGATGATAATCATGAGCCACATGAAGCCTGTAGCCAATATTTTGATCAACGCAATCATCAAACTCACCTCCTAATCAAAAGATAATTTGATTGTAACTAAGATTCATCCTCTTGGTTTGAGCGGCAATGGTGGCAATGGAATTCTCATAGATGGATGGTCGCATCTCTAATAAAGTTCACAAGGGGATACATCCACCAAGTCGAAGTTTCCTCTCCTACAATGTCTTTGAACCACCTTTCCTCTTGTCACGGTTTTGTTTGGATTAAGAATATCTTTAGTTTTGTATTCTATGTAGTATTGACAGGTGGTACAGTTAGCAGTGCTCATCATCTTTGCTCACCCCTTCCTCCACTACATATCATCGATATTTTTGTAATACTCTATCATTGTGTAATCAAATTCCCATTGTTTAATTAAGTCATCAAGTATATCTGGATCTATGCTTTGTTTGTAAAGTTGCTTATCGAGAACAAAGGCTTTGACTCTTTTTAGGACATAACGGTCTTTTGTCATTGAATTTCCTCCATTCTTATGAAATCAATCTTTCATCCAAAATTTCCACCAAGACTTTTTCTTTATTTTAATATCTGTTTTAACTTCATTTGTATTTGTTGGTTTAGGTGTAAGTGATTGATACGTTTTCATACTACCTTCTATATATCCCTTTTTGTATCCATCATCATGCCCAAGGTAAAATCCATACAACACTAACCGTTCCTCATCTGATAAAATCCTGTACCCAACAATTTCATTTGCAAGTGCCGATTTCTTACTTATCATTACGAGCGAACTATACATTAAATCATAATTATCCCATCTAAGATTTCTTAATCCTAATGGTTCGAGAACAGCATAGTTTGAAGTGATATCCTCTATTGCAACACATTTATTTGTAAATTCAGATGCATTGGTTGATGCTGAATGCAAGAATGACTGTTTCTCTTTAATTAATTGTTTTACCCATTCAAAGTCCTTCAAGTCTAATGCTAGATTTATTAAATCATCATAAGGTGTTTTGCTCATATCACCACCTCCAAAGGTAATAAACCTGATATTTCATTTAGTACACAAGAAACATAAAAGAGTTTTTATCATCGGTATTTCGCATAACAGTTGAAATTCTGGTTTTCTTTAGTGCGTTTGCTACAGCGACCGCACAAGATATATCTCGCTGTTCGTTGTTAGCAGGCAACACTACATATTTTAAATTTCGAAAACCATTTGTTGTTTGCTCGTAAATACTGTACTCGATATAATCTGGCACATTATCATGGTCAAGTGAATAAATGTATACCATTTTTCATCCCCTTTCTCGTTAAAATTGATGTTTCATTTGATTACCGCATTATTACTTTGCGCTTTGTTTCCTTGTATCTAAAGTTGAAATCGAACTCATTTGGTTTAATCGAATATGTATTAATTTTAGTTTTCTTGCGAGATTTCTTCTTTCGTTTGCGCTTCCTCTTTTTCTTTACTTCATCTAAACTGACTACTTTCCTAGACAGTTTATCTGCCACTGTGTTTTCGTTTCGACTGATCCAGTTAAACGAGATGTGTTTAAATTGTACGCCATAGTCCCATATGGATTGGTACAGGTCTGTGTATCTTTTCTTTTTAGCCAATCCATTTACAACTTTGATTAGTGCTTGATTGTCACCATAAATGTCAACCTCCTCAATTTTCATTTGGCATAAAGTTTGTAGTAGGGAAACTAAAGCCATCCATTCTGCGAAATTGTTATCTGCTGCATGAACATTCCGCACTTCTTGTTTAACTACATTCATCTTGGAATTATAGATTACAAATGCGATAGAAGAAGTTTTACTACCCCATTCAAATGACGCATCAAAGTAAGCTTTGTACAAGTCACTCCCTCCTTATGAAAAGAACTACCAAGGATTTTCTTGGTAGTTCCATCTTACAACAGTCAGAATCAAATTACAAGTTATTTTTGTTTATTATTTTGGAAATCTCTTAAGATTTTTGTAATCTCATATGTTCCATGTTGGATCTGTTCCATTATCTCACCTCTTTTTAATGTAGACATTGAAGTAGTAATCATAAGGGTTTTTCTCGTCCCTAATACCATGCTCAGATTGAATGATACGCCATTCGTCAAGGTCTAACTCTGGGAAATATACATCACCCTCAAACTCATGGTCAATCTCTGTGATGTAGAGTTTGTCTGCATAAGGTAAGAATTGCTTATACACTTCCCGTCCACCAATGACAAATATCTCTTCATCTGGTTCTGCGTAGTTTTGGTACTCATACATTATTGCTTCGATTGAATTGTATGTGTAACAGCCTTCGACTTGGTACATTGGATCTCTGGTCAAAATAATGTTCGTTCGATTAGGAAGAGGTTTCCCGATGGACTCAAATGTTGTGCGCCCCATAACGACTATATGACCTTCAGTTCTCTGCTTAAAGTATTTAAGGTCATTTGGCAACGACCAAGGTAATTCGTTACCCTTCCCGATCAGATAGTTATTGTCAAAGGCTGTGATAATGGAAATCATACAGCTACCTCCATTTTAATTGGAGGGTGATGCTTGTAATCGATAAGTTCAAAATCATCAATTGTGAAATCATCAAAGTTTTTTACTTCAGGATTAATCCAAAGTGTGGGGGCAGGGTATGGTTCGCGTTGAATTTGCTCCGATACTGGTTCAATATGTCGTTCATACAGGTGCAAATCGTTAATATTAAACGTTAATGTACCCATTTCATATCCTGTAACTTGTGAAATCATTCGTTGAAGTACATAATACTGAAATACATTGAAAGGGTTGCCAAGTGCAAGATCGTTCGATCTTACGCCAACAATTAGGTGAAGTTTGCCTTGTTTGACAAGCCATTGATTGTGCCACACACAAGGATATAATGCCATATCATGCAGATCGTCAATATTCCACAGAGAAATGACATGACGGCGTGACGCAGGATTGTGCTTCAATTCATCAATTAGATTATTAACTTGATTGGTCATTGATAAATTCTTAACAGGGTTCCCATTAATAGATAATATCTCCATTTTAAATTTATCGTTACTTACAATCATAGGTTTGTTTTTGACAAATTGCTTTCCTAATTGATATCCATAAGCCTTACCAATCGTTCCATCGGGACGAGTCCACTCTTCCCAAATCTTCACATTGTTTTCACGCAGATACGATACATCACTTGTGCGCTTGACATAGAACCAAAGTAATTCATGAATTGCAGACTTCCATGCAACTTTCTTCGTTGTGAGAATTGGAACTTCTGTATTGTCAAAAACCAGTTGCTTTGATATTACGCTTTTCGTATACGCAGGAGTTCCATCTGCCCATTTGGTACGAACGACTTGATCTTTATCCCAAATGCCATTCTCAATTATGTCCAACACTAATTCTTTGTATTTCAAGTCTGCGATTGACATTAAACTCCTCCGTTTAGTGAAATTAGAGGTTGCAGACCTCCCCTTCTACAACCTCATTTTTGAATCGAATTCTGCTTTTATTCAAATTTTCCATTTATCAGATCCAACATTAATTGCCGCAAATCTAAGTATTTTGATGTATGGTCATCTACATTTCTCGCTTCAATATCAAAATTAAAATCAATACTTGTTCCATTAACAGGTACTAGTACCTGTTGACCTTCTTCGCTTTCCCACAAATATGCAATTGTACTTTCGCCATTAACAATTAGATATTTTAAGTTAGTCATATCAATACCTCCTGATTTATTTTATATTAAATACAATTTATATTTATTTTTTAGATTCTAAGTCAAACGATCTCTTAAGACATCAATAATCTTTTCTGGATTATTTGCCTCCGACACATCTACTGTAATGTTTGTTGTGCATGTACCTGACTTTTTCAAATTATAATCGGCAACTTTCAAACCTACATGTGACACCTCTGAGCCAGCATGTAGAATTGCCCAAAAGGTTGCCTTATCCAATGAACCCATTAGATAATAATATACCGCAAGAATGAAAGTTAATATTGTAGATAGCGAACTGAGAATCAATCCAATTTTAATGAGGATTTCTTCTTTCATCACAAACTCAAATAACTTCTTAGCTCCGTTAATAATTTTATTCATTTATAATTTCTCCTCCAAAAGATAGTTTTTATTGCTTTATACCTAATCTTGCAGCAATAATAAGGTAAAAAGATAAAAGGTGGTGCTTTTATTGTCAATTGATATGTATAGATGGGGTAAGTCTTTTTACGCAAGTCATAATGGTAAGTGGTATCGCAATGCCGTGACGTTCAATGGATGGGTTGAAAGTAAAGAGCCAAGCATGAACAACCTCTCCCCTGTTTCTAAAGCAGATCCTGAATATCTAATCCATTCACAATTGTTTGAAGCCATGATAATCAACGGAGTAAATTTTAGAGTCGAAGATCCACTCGAAGAAGCAATCGGCAAAAAATACAACTTTAAAGTTCGTAGACAACTCCCACAAGATTGGCTTAACAATCTTCAGGCCAAAGAAAGACAGCTCTTTAACGGCTTTTATGAGAAATATAGAAGTACCTTTGATGAAATGATTTTTTCAGGTGATTCTCCAGAAGACCTATTTAATGAATTCATTCGATTTATGGAGACTACTCATAAAGCAATGGCTGAAAAAGGTGATAATCCATTAGCTGAAACAGTAATTATGAGATCCTTGCACAAAGCCTATATAGATGCACAAGCTGCCAACTATGACAAGGTCTAAGCCGTGGAGAATTACTCTACGGTTTTTCTTATAAAATCATTGTTTTTGTTGAATCTAAATTCTCCAAGAACCTTATATATTTGATATGTTTTTGCAAATTAGAGTCGAGCTTACCATAAAGACGAATTAATTTATCATAAGAAATTACCCAGTCGCGATGATCTTTGTAATTTCCAACCACCAACATGTCATCACATTTTTCTTTAACTTTATTAATTTGTGCTTCTAAAATATTTACTAAGTTCAAAACAAAGTTATAAGTATTTTCATCAAAAAAGTAGAATGTAAGTAATCGATCATTCTCTCGGAAAAATACAGGTTGCATTGTAATCATGGAATTACTGAGATTAATTAATCTATCCAGTGTGTCCACAATTGTTTTATATTCATTTGATTGCTCAACTAAACGCAACTTATTAATTACCTTTGTAATATGTTCTTCGGTGGAGCTTTTTAGATTTAATGTCATTTTTACTACTCCTTTCTATTTGCGATTGGTCGCAACCCTATATACAATCTTACTCCTGTACTTCAGCGATACCTTTTTTGATGTAGTATTCCATTTCAAGTTCAAACACTTTTAATAAATCCGCAGCGCTTACAGCAATTCCTTGCTTTAGCAATTCGTTTGAGATAAATTCAGCCATTTCTTGTTCGTCGATGATCAACTGTTCTTCCAAGTCCTCACCTCCTTTCCCAAGAAAATCTCTGTCATAAAGAGTCGATGATTTTCCCTATTTAATTGGTACACTCATAATCGTTCCAGAACCACCTTGATATACAGGAAGCTTGCCATCCCATTTTTGTGCTTTAGTATATTCGATAAGTTCAGGTGTAAGTGAAAGCTGCAATACTTGATTTGCCTTAGCTTTACCTTGTGCCTCAATTAATGCAGCATCTGCTTTACCTGTAGCTTCAATTCGTGCTTTCTCAGCTTGGACTTCCGCTTGTTTTTTTTCTGTTTCCAATTGCTGAAGTTTTTGTTGTGCATCTACTTTTGCCTGAATTGCAGCCATTGACTGGGCATCTGGACGAATTTCTCCAAAGTTGAATGATTCTACAACAATTCCATCACTCTTTAGCGCATCACGGAATGCTTCTTCAATTTTCCCTTGGATTTCTGCACGCTTCTCTCCGTATACATCCAATACACCGTAACTTGATGTTACTGAGTTGATTGCATTCTTTAATTGTGCTTTTATGTATCCTGCTTCAATCACATCTGCTTCTGCTCGGCGGAATTTAGTGAAGATATGTGGCAATTTGTCTTGTTCCATGTGGTATGAGTACATAACGTCTACTGAGACTGGCTTACCTTCTCGCGTAGAAATATTGATCGAGTTGTCATTAGGTGATTCTTCGCTGGTTGCTTTAGTTAAACTGACTGTTTCTGTAGAGACAGGATATTCTGTTACGGATTTCCAAGGTGCAACCATGTGCCATCCCTGACCTAGCGTTTGTTGTTCAATTCCTCCATTTGCGTTGTAAACAACTCCAGCATAGCCTGCTTCGATTGTGGTACTGCAAAGTAGTCCTCCAATTAGTCCACCACCTAATACAACTGCTAACGTAATTCCACCTACAGTAAAGTTTTTACTCATGAATATCCTCCCGTTTTTCATTAAATGGTTTTATAATTTTATTTACAATTTTACCTACAGTGCTAAAGTCTCTTGCCAACAATACCCAAAAGATAAGTACTGCTAGACTGATTAAGAAGAACATAAAGGCGAACTTCATCTGAATCCCTCCCTAGATTCAAAATAAAAGACAACTTTGATTAGGTTTTAGGTGGGCTTTTACACCCACTAATTTATGTCAAAGCATCTACAACAAATTTAGACCAAGATTCCAGACGCTCATATGTATCTGGTGTAATAAGTTGACCCAATGACATCCATTCACCTTTTAATTGATCTGTTTCACGGACTGATACTGTGGCTTCATCATCAACATCCATGATTACAAGAAGTCCAATATGCACTCGTCCCACTTCGTTTTGATCGTCATTGATGAAGCCAATTGTAGTAAATTTCTTTTGAGATGCTTTAATGTCCAGTTCTTCTTCAAGTTCACGCAACAGATTCTCTTGCATTGTTTCCTCAAACGTAGGATGTTCAGTTGGGTTGATATGACCTCCCACTCCCAAAGATAGTTGATTATGAAGTCGGGTTTCTCCACCTCCTTTCAGTCGTTCGTATACATAAACTTGATGACCTTTTCGAATCACACAATACGGAATTGGCTGCTTAAATGTCGGATCTTCCTCTGCATTTCCACGTCTCAACGTGCAGTAACTAGCTGATATATTGCGCATGATTTCTTTAATTTTATTTTGATTAGTTTCAATTCCTTGAAATGTTAACTCCTCGTTATTGAATACTACTTCTCGTGGAGCCACTAAAATTACTTCATCCATTTTCGACATATGATTCATCTCCTATTGATTCAGTTGTGCAATGAGTTCGTCAAGTTCTGGTGGTTTGAATCCTTTTGACTCTTTGACAACATTTCCATTGTCATCAAGAAGAATAGTGACTGGCACTGACAACACATTGTATAGAACCGCAATGTTAGGCTGGTCTTCGACATCAACTTTTTCGTATTCAACACCATTTGAATCAAGATAATTACCCACTAGCATACATGGACTGCATCCTTTGCGTTCCAGTTTTAAAAGCTTCATTGTGACCTCCTTATAGATCTCCAAAATTTAGTCCGCTTGATTTTGTGTAATTCGTTACCTTTTGTTCAAAGAAATCTGTCTTGGTTTGGTTTAGGTTGGAGAAATTTTCAACCCATTTCATCGGGTGCTCTGTTTGTTCTGGGAACAAAATTTCCAAATCCAAACGCTTAAGTCGCTCATTCGCTAAATATTTAATATATTTTTCAATGATCTCGTTATTAAGTCCCATGATTTGATTGTTGGTGATATATTGCCCCCAAGCAATTTCATGTGTCGATGCGGTTCGTGTCATTTCACGCAATTCTTCAATGAGTTGTGATGTGAACAAATTAGGGTTTTCATTGCGTAATTCTTTGAACATGTTTTGAAAAAGCACTACATGCGTTAATTCGTCTCGTTGAATGTACTTGATCATCGTTGCAGTGCCTGTCATTTTCCCTTGTCGAGCAAGTGTGTAAAAGAAGGCGAAACCTGAATAGAAATATAGAGATTCAAGCAAAAAGTTAGCCATCACCGTTTTCACGAAATTATAATCGTTTGGATTATCAACAAACTGTTGGTATAGATCTGCGATAAATTTGTTTCGCTCTTTTAGGCGTTCATCGTTCCGCCATTCATCATAGATGTTTTCTCGTGTCTGAGGTGAGCACACGGAATCCAGAACATAACTGTAAGATTGAGCATGAATTTCTTCCTGAAATGTTTGGATGTTAAGGAGAGATGACACTTCAGGAGCTGTTACATAGTCTGAAATATTCGGCAGATTCTCTGTTTGAATTGAGTCAAGAAAGTTTAGGAATGAAATTGTCTTGTCAAATGCTCGTCGTTCGGCTGGAGAAAGTTGTTCAAACTGTTTTGCATCGTTAGCTAACGGCACTTCTTCCGGAATCCAGAAGTTGTTCAGCATCGTTCGGTACAGCTTCGCGGCCCACGGGTATTTAATCCGATTCCATTCACGAAGATTGGTAGTATTTCCTCCAATTAGTCGTTGTGTACCACGTTGTCCATTTTCATTAAACAGTTTTTTACGCTCTAGTTGCAAAACTGATTCACCTCTTCATTAGTATATTTAAGGGGGAAATATATTTCCCCCGTTTTTAAGCTGAGCAACTTACACAATCTTCCACGTCTACCGACTGGTTTCGCACGTAATAGATAGTTTTCAGACCGTGTTCCCACGATTTCACATACAGGTCTAAGAATTCAGGGGCTGTAATATCAGGTGTGATATACAGATTGAATGATTGCGATTGGTCAATATGCTTTTGCCGCGCTCCTGCCGCCTTGATCGACCATTGCTGATCAATGCGGTGTGCTTCTTTGTAATAATGAAATGTCTGTGCATTCAAATTTGGTGCGGTCTGAGGCACATTTCCATTTTTCTTTTCTTCAATGAAGAATTTTGAGTAAACAGGATCGATGCTGGCTGTAGAACCTGCAATCAAACTAGTTGAGCCAGTTGGTGCAACTGCAAAAGTCCATGCATTTCTCATGCCATTTTGAGCCATCTCTTTTTTAAGTTGATTCCAACGTTCAGAAGTATATCCTCGACGCTCAAAGTATTCGCCTGTCTGCCATTCACTGCCTTCGAACGCTTTATATGTGCCCTTTTCCTTAGCGATCTCCATTGATGCTTTGATTGCATGATATGCTATTTCCTCATACAATTCATCGGCAGCTTTGACATGCTCATCACTTTCCCACTTAATACCTTTTTGGGCTAGATACTGGTGATACCCACTCGTCCCTAATCCGACTGCTCGATATTTACTGTTTGTAATTTTTGCTTGCTTTACGGGGTAGTAGTTTAAGTCAATGACATTATCAAGCATACGCATTTGGACAGGGACAATTCGAGCAATGTCTTCAAATGTGTTGATTCGACCCAAATTCAGAGATGAAAGATTGCAAACAACAAAATCGCCTGACTTGAAACGGAATGTAATTTCATCATTTTCATCTTCTTCTGCAATAAACATTGTGGGACTCATATTCTGACAGATCTCCGTACAGAGGTTTGAACTATAAATCATTCCTGCATGCTTATTGGGATTCGCATTATTTACGGTATCGCGGAAGAATATAAACGGTGTTCCAGTCTCAAACGCACTTGCCATTATTTTTTTCATAATATCAATGGCAGGGATTTCAGTTTTCATTGTCAGGCGTGGTTCATTTACACACATTTCATATCTTGCTTCAAATTCTTCTCCATAATAATCTTCAATGGAGAATCCCATAACATCACGCACTTCATGAGGGTCAAATAGATACCACATTCCACGTTCCTTTACTCGTTGCATAAACAAATCTGGAATACAAACGGCAGGAAAGATATCATGGGCTTTCATTCGTTCATCGCCGTTGTTTGTTTTTAAGTTTAGGAAATCAAGAATATCGGCATGCCAAACATCGAGATAAATAGCGAAAGCTCCTGAGCGTGTACCTAACTGATCGACACTAATAGCAATTTGATTGTACAAACGTGTCCACGGTACAACTCCACCAGATGCACCCTTATGACCTCGAATAGAGGAACCACGGCTTCGTACTTTCCCCAAATAGATTCCCACACCGCCACCAAATTTTGATACCATAGCAGTTGCATTAGCAGTATTCATGATTCCATTTAAAGAATCGTCAACTGTGTCAATGAAGCAAGATGAAAGCTGATGATGTGGAGTGCCTGCATTCGCGAGTGTTGGAGTCGCTACGGTAATCTCCAACTTGGACAGAATGTCATAAAAATCTTTTACATGCTTCAATCGACTCTCTGGCTTTTCCTTTATGGCTAAATGCATCGCAATTACCATAAAACGTTCCTGTGGCAGTTCCATTACTTCGTCATTTGAGCCTTTAACCAAATAACGATCAGCCAAAAGCTTTAACCCAGCATAGTTGAAAAGATAATCTCGTTCATGTTTCATGTACGTACTGAGTTCTTCAATTTCTTCTTTATTATATGTATCTAGGAGATAAGCCCCATATCGTTGTTGTTTCACAAGTTCTTTGATCAATTTATAGAAGCCGGGATAACCGAACTTTTTCTGTCCACGATTCAACGCTGCTTCTTTATAAAGGTCATATAGGAACAACTTTGCGCCAATGAATTGCCAAAACGGTTCTTCAACGCTAGTTTTTTCAACTGCCAATTGTACTAGTGTTTTTTGAATTTCTTTTGTAGTCATTTCATGTTTGAGTTGAGGTATCACTTCTTGAGAAAGAACAAGTGACAGTTTTTCATCCTCAGTGGCAAAGTCGATTACTTTCTTTAACTTAGCAAAGTTCAGGTCTTCAACTCGACCGTCACGTTTAATAATTCGCATTTACTTCCTCCGAATTTAATTATTTTTGTTTAATCAGTTTATGTATTTTTAAAATTTTTCTCAATTTGTTTATGTGCTTCATGTTCCAGATGACTCATTTCATTCGCTATTTCTAAATTAATCTGCGCCATTTCCTTGTAGCCCTGCTCCATCCATTCCCGAAGGTTTTTAGGTGCTTTTTTGTCTGCTCTGGTGTACTCTTGTTCAAAGATGTGTTTGGGAATTACTATTTGAGTCCCATTTTCGTGAACCACATAGTCCCCAGCCTTACCTTTGTAACTTGAGTATTCATTACTTAACTCAAAATCTTTGTGTATTTGCTCGGCTTTGACAGCCAAGTTATTTTTCATGTAGGTGGGCATTGCTTCTCCTCCCATATGTCAATCACAACAACACACCGCGAATGATACTACTTGAGTTCACTTTCGTTGGTTTTAGGTGTTGAAGCAGATAATCAATTGCAATTTGAGGATCTGAATTGCCACATGTATACAGGTCGGCGGAAATATAGCCATCTTCAGGATAGGTATGAATCGACGCATGACTTTCACTTAGAAGAAGGAGAACTGTACAGCCATTTGGTTGGAAATGGTGTCGTGTTGATGAGAGGATTGTCGCCCCGCATTTCTCTACTCCCTCACGAAGAATCTTCTCAAGTGTTTCAATGTCATCCAGTAGGTCACTATCCACCCCATACATGTCATAAATCAAATGTTTGCCATAAGTCGAGTGAGACAATTTCTTAAGCAGCTCCTTTTACTCAATATGTCCTTCGCTTAAATTAAAATGCTCTTCTAATTCCAGCATAAATTCATACATTGATTCATAGATTTTACCTCTCTCTTCCTGAGAGAAGTCTTTTTTCGGGATCGATTTTTCCAGTACAGACAGAAGTTTAATTGCTTTTTCTTTATCGAATGTGATTACTTGATTCATTTACTTCCCTCTTTCATTTCTTCATATGCCTTACTTAGATTCTTTAATGCCTTCCGCAACTCCTTATCCTCGTAGCCACGTTCAAAGTCTCTTACGGAAAGGTTATATGATTCAAACAACGTTAACCCTCTGATGACTTTCATTAAATTCAACATGTATTCCTTACAGTCATCAATCTCTGGAATATCTCTTGTCGCCATTTCAGTCTTTATTGGTAGCAACGAATCGGTTTAATAAATTCTGCACCAAGGGCATTAAACTCCATTTCAAAATACGCTTCAGCTTCACTTGGAAACTTTCCATCATAGTCCAGTACGAACTCTTTACCTGTGTCTGTGTTTCGCCCGAAAGCATAATAACGCTTTGTGCCCTTTTTCAGTTCTGCGAATTTAACTTCTTTATTGTTTGCTCCAAAGTTGAAGTAGCCAAAAGATGGTTTACGATTGTTGTTACGTTTCATTAAATAATCAACTCTCCCTGATATGTAATATATTTTTTACTTATGTTATTGTGGTGACTCTTTCGCGGTTACATTATTCTCATTCCCTTCAAATTAGCTTGTACTTAGAATACAATTTATTTTTAGTTTTGTAAATACCTTATACAAATATTTTTTACGAGCATAATTCGTTTGCTTTAGCCAGTTGTTCACCTATCCATTTCAATGCTTCTATATCTACTTTGATGTACTGATCATTTACCGCAATAACTCCGATCAACTTTCCGTCTTTTTGTCCGATATATGCATTGAAATAGTTGCCTGCGTCTGAAAAGCAAGTGTTATATGTATGATATTCTACATTTTCCCTATCAAAGAATTCTTCGGGATTAAACATTAATTTCTCCTCCTTAAATTTATAAATCGCCAACTCTCTCCAAATAAATTATTTCCTCTTTATAAATCCATTGCCCATCTATCTTTCCGAAGTATTCCACAATATAAGCCCTACGATTATTACGTTTGTCCAGAAACCCATAAAGTGAAGAGCATACTTGTTCGATAGTCCATCCTTTATTCAATTTTTTCTCTGCAAATTTTCGATAAAAATCCTTGTTCATTTTATCCCCCACTTATTTTTTATTTTTATATCACGTCCCTTCTTGCTGTAGTTGTCTAGAAGGTGCAATTAACCAATAAATTTTTGATATAAAAGAAACCCTACGGTGATTCCAAGTATGCCGATTACGGCTGGAATGGCTGGCGGAGCTGGGACGGGCAGACGTAAAGCTGCAAAAACAACACCCGTAATTAGTCCTGTACCAAGAGACAAAGCTGACTGTACAATAAAGTCTTTCATCAAAACACCTCTTTCAAAAAGTTGAGTCCGGCGAGCAGAAAACCGCAACTGATCTCAAGAAAACTTGGTTGATACCCAAACCACAATGCGACAAATAGCCCAAACCAATAAACAGAAAAAATTCCGTTGAATAATCTCATGAATATACACCTTTTCTATAAGTTTTATTTTTATTTAATTTTCGATAAAGCTAACTTTTTATTTGGTTTTCTTTGTGCGATTAGAAGCAAATCTGTACAACTCACAACCGAAAACATATAGACCTATTCCGGTAAATATTAATACAAATGGAACAAATCCACCATAAATAGTCATGCTCATATGGTTTTATCTCCTTTCTAAATCAAATCTCGATTTGATTAACTTTCGCTTATTTGTCTTTTCATAACTACTAGTGCTGCTTCAAGTTCAATAAGTTTACCTCCCACATCCGTAATTTTATCACCAATATTACTTAAGCGATTAGAATGCAATGTATCGTTGATTTCAGCAAGCCCATCTCTAACGGCTGATAATTCTTATCAATCTGATAAATTTTCTTTCTAATCTCATCAATTTTTACTATCACTACAATACCTCCTTTCCATTAAATGACTGTTTTATCGACTCTTCTTAACCCATTTCCCAGTAATTGTTTTCATCGAAAAATTGTTCAGATTTGTTCTAAACTTTGGATCTACTTCTATACCATCACTGTTAACAAAAATTTTGACACTAACTGCGTCTGGATATGCATCTTTGATCATTTGGTGAATTTCATTAATTTTTTCTTCCATGTCTACATCCCCTTTCCCTATAAAAGTTATTTTTTATTTAAATTTTAATTAATAACTCCTTAACTGAAGTTCGTTTAGACGCATCGCTATTCATGCCACCCTGTCTTCCAACTTCACTAATCTCACAGTCTGCAAACAACTCCCTAACGAAATCCGTATTAGCATTGGTGTGAAACACATGACAACCTCTGTTCTTAACTTCAATCATGGCATTTTTCAGTGATACTAACTTTTCTCTTGACCACCCTTCAGAAGTATATTTGTCTTCTGCATTATCGTACGGCGGGTCAACAAATATCCAATCACCGCTCCTTGCTTGGTTGAGCATAAATTCAATGCCATCACAATTATGTATTTCTTTATTTTTAAGTTTATTCACATATGATGTAAAGTTTTCTTGAGTTATATCCTTTAATCCTTGCCAACTATTCAATGGATCACCATAAGCCATGTTGACTTTGCCTTTACTATTTACACGCCATAGTCCGTTGAAGCCAATACGGTTGATATAGAAAAACCAACACGCTAATTCATATGAGTCATTCAGTTCATACTGTTTGTCTCGATATTCATAGAATTCTTCTTTGGAGAAATTATGTGAATAAAATCGACCAATGAATTTATGTATGTCCTCTTCGGTAAATTTACCGATTACGTTGTAGAAATTAATCAGATATGTATTAGCGTCATTTAAAACGAAAACATTATCTGAGTCTAAACTCACTGCTGCACTACCACAAAATGGTTCAAGAATTCTTCCGATTGGATTCCAGCCAAGTTTTTTGTAATGTGATAAGAGTTTGCGTTTACCGCCCATCCATTTAATTAGTGGTTTCAAATAATCACTCCCAATTGTTATTTTAATTTAATAAATTGTCCTAAATGACTAACACTTTCAAGAACGGATGCATTATTCTCTCCATATGCAATTAATACCGAAGGTGCTCCTGCATTTGCTTTTGCTCGTTCACCATTTACATGATGAAAATATAACCTTCCCCTTAAGAAAAGTAGTGCATTTGCTTTCTCCCACACATGCTCAAAGAACATCTCTGTTTCAGTTCTAGCAAATATTAGTGCAATTCCATTTCCATGTGCTGCGAGTTTATTAAGCCATTCTGCTGCCTCACGTCCATATGGAGGATTTAGCCACACCCTTCCGAACCATTCCTTGGAAAGACCATCGTCATTTACATTGTAATGAGTCTTTGCTGTGTCCCAAGGTCTATTGATTGGTGAACATGGGTCAAGATCAAACTCACATAATTGTGCTAATAGTTCAGGAGGTGTAAGCCATTCATCTTTCATCATTCGTGCTGATTGATGCCCACCCATTCCTGTAGTTCTATTACTCAATTAATCATCTCCCATCTATTTAATTTCCTTTTGCAAATTGAAGAATTAGCCAAAATCAATTTTAATAAATCTTCCTTGTTTTATTCCCCAATTGCTTTTCTTAAGATCACTCAGCATAAACTCCCTATCGCTATCATTTGAATAAAGTTTTTTTATTTTATTTCTAAAATCAACCTCGTTCATTTCTATCTCTTCACATGTCTCCATAATTAACAACAGCCCAAATCTATTACAATAAAGGACTTTAGCTAAGTCATCTCTCCATCCCGAAAACTGTTTTTCGTTTAAGTTGGCTTGTATGCCGGATATAAAATTCATAAAACTACTTTTTAATGAAGGGATTTTAAATGTAATCTTAGTGAAGACAAATGCTGTTCTTGTAACTCCGTGTTTTATTTTCATTGCCTTCCTCCATTTTATAGAGGATAAATATTATTCTGATAAAAATACGAATATCATTGTAATTTAATCTTCACCATACAATTCTTTTCGCAACCTTCGAGCTAATGCTACCGCCTTATCAAACTCATCCTCATCGAATCTTCCAAAACAAGTATTCTTCCCGTTATGCATCAACTGCACTAAATATTTTTGCTCTGTTTTGCTCCAGCATACGTTTCTTTCACCAGACTTGTTGTTGCTATTTCTACCTTTACGATGCCTTAAATTTTTACTGACTGGGAGTATGCGCAGATTCACTTTTCTATTATCAAGCCTGTTGTGATTTATGTGATCTACATGTCCATTGAAGTTTTCAAACTTAAAATCCATAATGACCATATGTAAGTATACAGATTCCGACTTCCATCCATTTTCGTCTGTTTTTGGTATGTATCGTGTCGCTTTTGCATAGTATGATTTTGTGCTTGGATCAAATCGTAAATGCCAAGATAAATTTAATGCTACAATTTTCTCAAGGTCTTCAGTATCAATTAATGTTTCATAAGTTTCTCCTTTGCGATTACTTAGAAAAATTGCGGTTGTATCCCCTCTAATTTCATATTTGTTTCTTAACTCCATTTAACCACTCCATTATTTTTAGATGAAATTGCACTTTGATTAGGTTTTCTTCTTATGAGTATATAGGTTGCAGTACAGTCCTCTTTTATCGGGTTTCAATACAAAATACTCATTGCGGATAGGCGATGTTAATTTAAACGATCTGCTTTTTAATAATGGAAACATAAAATTATAATCTTCATCTTCTACTTTCATTTCTATGCTTGAATATTTATGCTCGATTAAGAAATCTTCAGTTTCTTGTAGAGACACATGTTTTTCCAAGTAGCTAGACAATTGCTCTGTTAAGTCGATGGATGTTTCGTTTGGAAACTCAATCGAAAGATCACCTAATTTAACGATAATTTTTCTCTTCGGTAATTGAGATTTGACCTTCTCATATGCTGCCTTAGGATTTTCCTTTGTGACATGTCTATGTACATTAACTAGTTTATTGAATTGATTGCTAATTAGATTGTATGTATCATCATCTACAAATTGTCTAACAGCCTTTTTGAATAATTTAAACTCTTTTTCTCTGGTTCGTTTTATCTGAAACATTAAGTCAAACAAGTCTTGCCAGTCTTGATTGTGACTGTCCATGAACCAACTTCCTTTCTAAATGAAACCATTATTTGATCAGATATTTATTATGTGGAGCATTGAAAATTCGATTCGCCAATTCTTGAAGAGTTTTCTTATGGCGTACAGATACATCATATGTATCCTCATGAAAATCCCAATCTTTGCTACCATCATCAACTGTAGAAGCGTGGAAATCTTTTAGTACTACAGCCAAAACAACTTTTGCCTCTTCTCCAAATGCCCCGCCATCTAAAACATATTGCTTCCAGATTTCTTTGCACTTCTCGTATTCTTTAATTGCCTCATCATAATTATCTGTTTGAATTACAAGTTGGTCGTGATGGTCATAAACAATATAATTTAATTCTTTAAAGGTACGTTTGATCATATAACCGTTCCCTTTCCGTTAAAAATTAGTTTTATCTTATTTAGCCCATTCTGGCGCATGATCTGGCACATAATCCAAGAAACCACCGAGTCTTTTTTCGTACCACTTTGCTCCCGTGTACATGAATCCAATGCTAGAAATATCAATGGTTTCACCGTCAAAATCATCCGTTGCGTTGTCAATTTCCTGTTGAGTCGCTCCGATTTGAAGCAGTTTCTCACGATTTTCAGGTGTATTTGCGATCAGAACATATTCCAATTCTCCACAGGAAGCCGAATCTTCAACGACCTCCATACTATTAATTAACTCAAGTTTATTCATTGATTTTCCTCCTCAATTTCTATATCAAATTAGGTTTTCATTCACTCTTTGACTCTAAAACTTGTTCAGCAATTGCAGATGCTACAGCAGCCACCTGAATTAATTCCTGATAAAGATTCTCTGCATCTGTTTCCTTACCCCACCCTCGTTGCTTCATCATAGCTTCTGCCACTTCGCCTACTTCTTCCATCAAAATCATCAGCCAACCACCATAGTCATGTCTCTGAACTCCCCATTTCTGATCTTGACGATAACGTTCAGCCAATACTTCTGCGTTTACTTTCTCAATAAGAGACATCATTCTACCCCCTTTCGTATCAGTGTGTAAATGTATTCCGCAATTTTATCTGATGACAAGTGTTCTGTGTTGATATATAGCACTGGTACGGTTGAATTTTTTAGGACTTCCGCATATCTTTCGTTGATGGATTGTAGTTTATCTTCATGTACATACTCATCACCACGAACTTTCAAACGCTGTTTTAAAACCTCAACATCACTATGCAAATAAATTACTAAAGCGTTATTATCTCGTAACTGTTCTTCTAAGTGTAATCTTTGTACTTCGTTAATCATGGAAAAATCCTTATAAAGTGACGCATAGACCAAGTTAGAATAGATAAACCTGTCGATAATGGTTTTGTTCATTTTGCTCATTGAGGAAAAACGAGTAAACAATTCATCATTCGATGCCTTGGATTGTTCAAATGAGGAGCCTTTGATCGTATTAAAACCTGATAATATAGACAATTTTTTTGCAATGGTTGTTTTAAAATTTAGTTCATTTCCCTCAAGTATGATTAACACTAATCTCCCCACTCTCTAATTGTTGTTTATACTTCAGGACTGCTTTCACATACGCATGATTCAGACTCTTCCCTTTACTCTTACTCATCCCGAATCGATAAGCCAATAGTGCTCTCTTTGTTGCACTCTCTTCGCTGTATCCCTCATTAAGATACTTCTTTCTAAGGTAGTCAATGTACCAAACCGCCATTCGAGTAGCTTCATATGGGTTGTTTGGGTCGAGCCGTTTCACTCCCATTTGCTCGCAAATCCAACTAACAGTGTTTCTTCTGTTCAATTGATAAAGTCCAGTGCTGGAACCGTCATAAGAAAGTACATCCGTATCAAATTTAGATTCCACGTAGGCAATTGAGAGCATAAGCTCATAACTAATTCCGTATTTTTTACTTTCTTCATATATGTATTTTTTTAAGTCATTTGACAAAGGGATATGAATGTAGTTTGGATATGTATTCTCTTCATCGCTTTCTTGGCTTGTGCTTGCAGCCACTACATTTTTCTTAGCTTGCATCACCTTGACTTGATCGGTGATATGATAGTCTGGAGCATTCACTGTAAGAGCGAACGCAAGCATCAGAAATTGTAACATCTCAACCTCCTATTATTAAGTTCTTTTTATATAATTAGATGTAAACGTGAAGTACCTGTCCTTGATAGTCAATCGTGAAGTGATGATACATGCGATTTTCGATAAGTTCAGTAATGTCTTCTCCATCGGACACAAACGCAATTGAAGTTTTGTACAATTCGGCATCAGTGAATTGTTCTACATAAACATCAATTCCATTCTCATTGGGTCGAACGCAGCACACATAAGAATGTAGGGGAAGATCAAGTACTGGTCGATACTTTGATTCCAAGAGTTGAACCTGTGAGATAGTGTATTTTTTGATAATCTTCATTTACAAAGTTACCTCCACATCATTAATTAGAATATGTGCTTCTAGTGCATAGTGAAATCGAATCATGTCCCGAATTGTGAAGTCTTTAAACATGGGTTCATTCTGCCAGTTACGTTGAAGGTCAAGTTGATGTAGGATGTCTTGTTTTTTCATATGTATTACCTCTGATTATTTTATTTATAGTTACTTTTAGATTAAATGTTTATTCCTTTTATTTTTAGACCTAGGGTGTCTACCGCAAGCTTAATACCTTGGCAAATTAGATGATGTCTTTCCCTGCTAATCGGATGCCATTCTTGTAGTCCAGCACTTTCATATTTCTTATATACTTCAAGCAATTTATCTTCTGGTGTTTGTTCTATCTCATATCCATTATAAAGAGCTTTAACCAACACATCGAAATCAAGAGATTTTAATGGTGCGGCTTTATCTAACCATCCTTCTGGATCATTAGCATGTGCGAGAATAATTTCTTTTTCATTATTTCTATTAATCACATACTCAAGTGCTTCCGCTTGCTCTTGATTTAGTTTAACTTTTTCCATATACATTTTCCCCTCTAATGAAAACTGGTTTTATCTAATTTATCCCTCGTGTAGCAAGTAAAGTTTACATTCTTCATGGTCAGATTCAATACCATATACTTGCAGTACGCCCTCAGATTCAACAACTTGAATGCCCAATACCTTGCCATCCAAATCTCGCCAGTTGAAATTTTTAATTTGTTCCTTGCTGAACATCTACACTTCCTCCTTTCTGAATGAAATCGACATTTCCTTGGGTTTATTTTGTGATTCCTAATGCATTTCTTGCAACTCGCACCATTGAGTCATAGTCAGCCCAATCATAATATTCGATAATTTCTTCAAGTGCTTTTGTAAGTTTAATATTCTCCTCTTCTATTTCATTTTTATATGCACATTCACCGCAACGTAATCTATTATGAGTTTCACAAATGTCCATTCGTTTTCCCCTTTCTGAATGAAAATGTTATTTTATCCGACTAAAAATCCATAGACAGCATGATATTCAGAAATTCCATATGTTGTAGCTGCAAGCGCAAGAAGATCCACAACATCTTCTCCTCCTGAAACACTTACGACTTCATTGTTAGGAATGCTCAAGCCTCTACACACTGCTCGAAATTCTGCATTATCCTCGACTAGCACAAATGGCGAATCACCATAACCAACTTCAATAACCTCAAGAGTATTAAGAAGTTTTGCCACAAAATCTTTGCTGAGTTCAGCGTACATTTTTTAATCCTCCCTTATTTTTTTATTTTGGATTTTCCATTCAAAATCTTTTCATTTTAAATCCAACCAAATGAAAGACTTGTTTTATCCAAACCTTGTTCCCAACCAAATAAGCAAACTAACTATCATGATCCCTGTAGAGAACATATCAATTGAATCGCAATCAAGAATGTTCTGATGGAATTTAATCCCCTTTAGCAACAGAAGTACTGCTATAATAACACCCAAGAAAATTTCAAATCCCGTCATATTATGTATTCATTCCTTTCTCCATGAAATTTGAGTTTTAAAGGGATTGCTTTTCAAAATTATTCATTACTGCATCTTTGACTGTATTCATATAATTTAATTGTCCTTCGTTTGAAGCCAGAATAAAGTAATCGTCTTTCTCTACAACTTCATAATCCAATCCTTCAGTCCAAGTGTGAGATGATGCGATCATATCTTCTTTTGCTACTACCTTGTATGTATTCATTTTTAACCTCCAATTATTAGATATCATTCAATCCGTTAGCATTCGAATGCACAAGTACTACTTCATGAAAGATGCCGTTTTGCAAATTGCCTGAACCACTCCTTTTTGTCTCAATAACTAATGTAGTAAGCCCATTTTTGAAGGGCTGGCAAAACCGTCTCGTTTGTCCTTTATCGATTCAAAATCTGCCAACGACCATCAATCATTTCTTTTGAGAGGTAAACGATATTATTACTGTAACAAATAGGCTGGTCTGCTTTTTCGTACTTAATTGCCCATCCCTCTTTCTTTGCAGTAGTCCATGCTGTCCAGAAGTCAACATATGGCAATTCGATTTCCCATTGTTCATAGAAGAGAACTTGATCTGTTAATTCAACAATACTGCTATTGTCGCATCCTTCTCCTTCATACCAGAACAAACCATTTTCTTTTTTGATAATTTTATATGTATCTTCTGGTGAATATGCAATATCTCCAACTTCCATCATTCTTCCTAATTCGATCACGTTCATTTACCAAATCTCCTCCTTTTCGTTAAAATGTTGGTTTCATTCGGTTTTCTCTAGCCAATGATCTATAATGTAACCCGTAACCAAATCCATTCTTACACGAACCCCATAGTCATAAGCTATATTCCACATTTCTTTTAATCGCTCAATTTCTGCAATTAATTCTTCCCTAGACATATCATCATACTCGTTCATCAACTCACCTCCAAAACCCAAGGGAACAGCTCTTTTATTTGGTTTGTTTTTCATACGTTTCCAATTTCTTTTCAAGATCTTGAATCTTTCTTTTTGCTTTACACAATTCATCATATGTTTCGCAGCATTCTTTTACCTTATCCCAATACTTTTTATTTTCCTTTTGACATTTATGTATTTCTTCAGCCAACTTTTTAATGTAACGCTCAAACTCCTGTGTATTTGCAGGAGATTTATCAATGCTACAAGTCATACTGAATAAATCCAGTACTAACTCATTCTTAGGTTCATCACTTTGAGATAGGTCGGTAATATTAAATGTTCTTCCATCATAATTGACTGAGTACTTAAATCTACGTTCTGGATAAACTTCTTCTAAGAGCTTTACTAATCCACGCCCAATACTCCACCAGATATAATTATTTTGTTGTCTAAAATTCTCTACATATCCCTCTTTTAATTCATCTAGCCGACTAATCAGTAATTCTTGAAGCTCAATAACTTCCCTGTCTGGTTCACATGAATTCAGAGCGTCTAACAACACTGTTTTGAATTTTCCTGAATAAATCATTATTTTTGCAAACTCAATAAGATCGTCCTCACTCATGTTGTCCCACATATATTGTAGAGGCAACGTAAACGAAATCTTATCTTGGTGATCTTCATAATTAAAACTCACTCTTACTTGTCTATCGTATCCTATGTTAATCTCCTCCCATTTCTCAATAAAAGTTTTCTTTTATTCAAAACCCAATCGTTCTAATTCTTTTAGGTATTCTGTCATATCTGGATTAAGTTCTTCTTCATGGATTCTGTTTGCTTCTTCAATTATTCCTTTTAGTCGCTTAACTTCACCAATCAACTTCGGAATAGAATTGACAAGCGCATTTGCAATGTCAACATTAATGCCATCACTTTCCCAATATTGTTCTAGCCACTGTTTAACTTTTTCAAGAAAATCAACTTTTAACACTATCTTTTTCTCTCCCTATGTATTCCCACTCGTTTGAGTGGGGTTCTCTAAAAATAGTCTTCTTCAAAGTCAGGATCTAGATTTCTAATCTTAGACACCACTTCTCTGATGTCATCTTTTGTTTCGTTCACATCTTCTAATGCAGATTCATAGGTCATTCTTGCCCGATACAAATCGTCTTCGTATTCTCCTAACTCATTAATTAACTTATTGTACATTGCTTTTAATGCTGCTAACTGTTGTTTGTTGTCCATTTAACATTTACCTCCGTATTGTTTGAATATTAATACCGCTGAATACAATCTTCTGCTGGCAACCAGCATTCATATCCATCTTCAAAGATCAGTCGTAAGTCTGTTTCAATGAAATGTTTAAATTCGGATGTTTTCACATTAACAACTTTACCTACTTTTCCGTAAAGAGTTTTAAACCGATCATCAAAACTTGTTGACGCTACCTCCGCATGATCTCCAACTTGCCAATTTTCCATTTTAAATTCCTCCTATTATAATAAATTTTTATTTGAAATATCCATTTTATTATTTTAATTTGTTTTCTAGTTTATCAAACATTGCAGTTAAGTTTTCTTTTAGTGAATCCAATAATGCCTGATTAGCTTTAAGCAACGATAGTATTGTGCTAACTTCCGCTGCATCCAATGTCACTGATACTTCATCATTACTTCCCATTGAATCAAATAATTGTTGAAATTTCTCAATCATTCTTCCTCTTTCCTTTCTAAATAAAATACCTTTTTCATTTAATTTTAGTTACTATACAATCGGTGATTTCGTGATACGTTTTGTATTGCTTCCATAAGTACCGTCTTAAAATCTGGCTGCTGATCTCGTTTTCGTGTGTTTGTATAGTATGTATTCCCTTTTCGTTCTTGGTGGAGTGTTTTAGTATCGATTTTCATCTTGTTCCCCTCCTCTCGGTTTTCCTCTTGTTTCTAATTTACCACATGGCTTTGTATTTTACAAGTTATTTTTATATATTATTTTTTACTCTTTCTGCTCTCCATTGTTGTAGCGTCTTCATTTGTTCTGCTCTAAATTGGCCTCCACTTTTCGTAGCTAAAATTACAATATTGTTCCCCTTTTCAATTATATCTTGATATTGAACTAGTTGATTATTAAATATCACCCCTTCAATAATTCCTTCTGTTGGGGTAAGTAATTCGATGTATGCATACGGTTTCCCATTCTTCTGCTTTTTTCTCTTCACTGAAGTAATAGTTCCAACAGCTACACATTTCTTATCGTCTCCATAAAGTGAGAACGGTCTAAAATGATGTTTCACATCATCAAATGGATTTCCATTAATAAAAATTGAAAGGGTTTCGTACTCATACATTTCAGGTGAACCCATATATTTTTCTCTGAATTCAGTAATAAAATTGTGCTGTCTCGCCAACATTTTTTCCGTGAACTCTCTGAGCTTGAATTCATTGTATTTTTTTAAGCACATTTCTTTGTCTTTAAACTCTTCATCAGAATTTATAATACCTAATTCAATCAACTTTTGCTTGCTGGGCAAGGTTTTTGACCCTTTGAATTCCCCTGTTGGCATGTTCATTTTTGCGAACTCCATAAGCAAGTCATCCTTATTGCCTCCAAACGCACCACTCTTGATTAGGGCGATCACAGTTGAGGAGTCTACCTTGCATCGCTGAATGAAATCTTGAAGGCTAGAAAATTTCCCCTTAGATCTTTCTTCGAGAATGGTTAAAGTTGCGCTCTCCCCCACTCCCTTGATAGACTCGAAGCCAAACAAAATATCATTACCCACTATTGAATAGTACCTGCCCGATTCATTAATGTCTGGCGCAAGAACTTTAATTCCCATCCTATGACATTCATTAATATATTTTGATGTCTGCTCATAATCGCCTATTTCTGATTTAAGCAATGCTGTCATGAACTCCACTGGATAATAGCACTTAAGCCAAGCAGTAACATACGATAGTAATCCGTAAGCAGTTGAGTGGCCTAAGTTAAAGCTGTATTCAGCTTGTGCTGCAATCAACTTCCACATTTCTTCGATTTGACTTTGTAGCCAATTTCTAATCTCCAATCCGCTTTTAAACTTCCCAAATTGTTCAGCCATCACATCAGCTTTCTTCTTGCCAATTGCTCGCCTTGCATTATCTTGTTCATCTTCTGCAAACCCCGCAAGTCCAAACACCTTCAACGCCTGTTCCTGATACAGCATTACCCCATACGTTCCTTGCATAATGGGTTTCAGATCCTCGTGGATATATTCAATTAATTCTTGATTAAGTTTATTCCGAATATAATCTTTGTCCATTCCGACAGAAAGAACTGCTGGTCGATTCATAGCATTTACGGCAAAGATATCATAAATGGTGTCTGCCTTCATGTTTTTGAACATCTCTTGCGCAACATAAGCTTCCATTTGAAAAACGCCTAGCGTGTTTCCCTTTTGGTAAATTTCCGTATAAACATTCTCGTCTTCAAGATTTAACCTGCTTAGATTGATATCATCCCATGTTAACCCAGCAAATTTAAGTGTGTCATCAACCACATCTAACGTGTTCAACCCAAGAAAATCCATTTTTACCAGACCCAAATCATCCATTGCGTTGTACATGTCCATTTGCATCATCAAATTACCGTTTTGATTATACATAACTGGGGAGTAGTCAGTGATTGAAGTAGGTGCAATAATAACTGCCGCTGCATGGCAACCTACGGACTTGGGCAGGTTTTGGAGAAATTTTGTGTATTCAAAAAGTAAAGGGAACTCTTCAGCAAAGCGTTGTAGTTCGGAAGATGCTTCAAGTGCACGTTCAATAGTCATTTTCTTGTTTGGGTCATCAGGTATAAGTTTAGCAATTTTATCACGAACGTTGTAAGGGATGGTGTACACCCCTTGTTCATCAAATATTTTGCCTAAATCTCTAATACATACCTTTGGAGACAATGAGTTAAAGGTAGCAACTTGGGCAACGTTATCATAACCAAATAGTTCTACGGCAATGTCCAATGCTTCTTGCCGTCTTGCCTTAGAAATATCAATATCATAGTCTGCTGGGGAGCCTTTTCTCCCCTTGTTAGCAAAGCGAGCGAAGTCAAGATTCCAGCGTATACTGTCAACCTCAGTGACTCCCAATGTATATAATGTCAAACAATTGGCTCCAGAACCACGACTATAGCCCAAAGGGATATTGCGCTCTCGGATTTTATCAATTAATTGTTTTAGCATAATGAAGTAACTACAATAGCCTAAATAGTCAAGTACCTCAAATTCATTAAGCAGACGTTCTCTGTATTGTCGTTTCTTCTCAGTGGGTAATTTATCAAAGCCACGTTTCGCCCAACCCTCTTTAATTAGATGTTTTAAGTAATCTTGTTCTGAATTAAAATTACTTGGGATTGCGATTTGAGGCATTAAATTTTGATGCAAGCTTATTTCTAGCTGACATTTTTCTGCAATCTCGTCTGTAGTTGCAATTCCAAATTCAACTGCATCATAGCCAATTTGTTTATCCATAACTCGATGGATAGTATCAACGTCCGTCTGCCAACATCCTTCGTAAGTTTCTCCAACCTCCCGATCTTGCCCAATTTGAATAAACTTACGATGAACATCTTTCTGTAGATCGCTGCCATCACGCAAATGTGTGTCAAATGTAATGGTGTATTTTGTTCCAGTTTGTTGCGCTAAACTTAAAAGCCTTTTATTTGCTTCAGATTGATCTTCTGTGTCATGGCTTTGTAATTCGATATAAAAATCTTCACCAAACACTTCCTTATATTTACTGACCCAATCCTTAGCTTCCTCCCATCTGGGAGTAAAGTTCTCACAAGAATTCCCTCCACAACATTTACACCAAGACTGATAAAGCAATCGAGAGATCCTTCCTCCTAAACATGCAGATAAAGCAATTATGTCCTCGGAATATTTAGAGATAGTTTCCAAGTCTACTCTGGGCTTGCCGTAAAATCCTCGTGTATTACCTTCGGAAACAATGCGAAACAAATTCTTAAGTCCCACTTGAGATTTTGCAAGTAGTATTAAATGATACCGATCTGCATCCTTTTCCTTATAATCCATATCTGTTGTTTCGTATACTTCGCAGCCAGCAATAAATTTAATTCCGAGTTCTTGTGCTTTTTTATATCCGCGCACATATGAAAACATATTGCCATGTTCCGTGATAGCGATAGCATTAAAGCCAAGATCATGCGCTTGCTGAACTAGCTCCTCCGGTGACATTACAGCGTCCAACAAACTAAAGTATGTATGATTGTGCAAACTTGAAAACTTACCCAAATAAGTCACCTCTCTTAATACTCTCTATTCTTAGCAAATGTTTTGTTGTTTGGACTCCACAATGAATAGTACTCACACAATCCACGAGTATACCATGGGTTGCCATCATTATGCCCAGAAAATTCACACCACCAACATAACGGTGAAGCTTTTGGCTTCCACTCATTTAGGGCTTTGCACCATTCAATTTCGTCTAGTATTTTATGTATTTTTTTTGTTCCTCTTTCAAGAAACCCATCTGTGCATGCGTATTGCTGCTCTCCAAGCAGTATTAAATCGTACACATATTGCACTGGCACTTTACCAAATTTACACTTACAGGCTAGAGCATAAATTACCATTTGAAGAGGGGTTGACAAATCCTTTTTATCAAAAGGTTTATCAGAAGATTTATAGTCAACTACCCTAAGTTCCCCATTGCTGTTCATGTCTACTCGATCAATATACCCCTCAAAGATTGCACGACCCTCGAAGTTAAACGTGAAGGGCATTTCCACCGAAATCGGCTTCCAATCATCTTCTGGATTTTCTTTTAAATACTCAAGGAATATCTCCAACTTTTCATTGTATGTTAACCCGCTTTTTTGGCTCACATTGTCAAATGCTTCTTCTCCGTACAGTACCTTTATTTGATTGACTCCGTTTAAAAATCGACCATTATCCTTGTCTGTCCTTTCAGATACACCACTGTACATTATTTTTGTTATATTATCTAAATTTGGTTTTGCGCCACTAATTATGTCCCTATATTTTATTTCTAAGCATTTGTGTAGAATATTACCCAACTCCAAATGAAGTTGAGACTGATCAGTATAATTCCCGTCTATGTATTTTATTTTATATTTCATTGGGCACTGCATAAATGTATTCAGTCTACTATAACTGTATTTATCTAATTCTGATCCTGTTTGCATACAGCACCTCCCATTTATTTGGGTCATCCATTGGGCTTTCTTTTTTGTTTAATATACTCCCGCCTTTATCATATACACAATACAACTCTTGTTGGGGCAAGAATTTAGCAAACTCATTTCGATAAAAGTTTTTGTCCACCCTCCCACCTTTATCGAGTTCCGCACCTTGATCATAGGCAATTACTATTGGCACATTTAAGCGAGTTAGTTTCTCTACTTGTGTTTTGCTTAATATGTGCCCAGAAATAGCAACTGCATTTTTTATCCCCATGCTCCACAATTGCAGCACTCCTTTTTCGGATTCACACACAATGACTTCATTTTTTTCTTTTATAAAATCCATCGTCTTATGAAGTCCGTAAAGGATTTTTGATTTAGGACAAGAATGAATATAAAAATATTTACTTTCGTTATCTTGTGCTCGGTCTTTATACAACCTTCCCTTTATCCCAACAAGAGAGTTTAACTCATCAAAAATTGGAATTGTTATCATATGAAATGCCAAGTCATACCCTAAATGGAATTCCCATTGCGTTTCATAGCTGATGCCATCATTATAGAATAATGGATTGGCATATCGTCCAAAGTATCCTAGAATACTTTTGTCAATTGGCTCTAGTGGCTTGTCTTCATCTTCTTGCAGCTCTGATGATGACTTCCACATATCGCGCACCCATTTCGCCAACCTTGATTGCTCTTGTTGATTCCCGTAATAGTCGAACCCACATACGTCACATATCCATTTAACACTTTCGCTGAAATAAGTACCTTTTACAAATGTAACAAGAGATATGATATCCGATACACCATATTGATCTCTTATATTCCTAGTGTGGGCATCTACATATAGATTTTCTTTATAAATAACCGTGCTTTTCTTATTGTCCCCATCGGGCATTCCGCATGTGAAGTACTCGTCGTGCTCTCTAATGCTATGCATACCCAGCTCTTCTAATACCGTGCTAATCTTATCTTCAAGGATGATTCTTTCTTTTAATTCCTGAATATCCATGTGGCATAATCACCTACGCCCTTTTCTTTTTCTCCCTCGGTTTACGAATCAAGTATCCAACCTCCTTCCAGATATTCCTGTCGAGGTCAACTTCAGTTACTAATACCATTCCCTTCCCCCCACCACGGTTCTTATCAATTTTCTGTCCGTAGTAAGTTTTATTTAAGTCAAGTGGGATCTCTCCCCATTGATTTTTAATCATGTAATTTTCGTACTTTGACCTGTCAATCCGTTTTTCAAGAATTAAGTGGTCTACTACGTGTTTAAGTTGTTTTGCATTCGCAATGTTCATCGATGATAAATCCTCAACATCAGTTAAAACCGTTTCATCTGTTAATTGGATGGTTGCATATGCGCCGATGTTCAATTCGTTGGCTAAATCCTTCAACTTCGTAGTAGTTTGCTTGACAGTCTCCCAGTTGTCAGTCTTATACCCCTTTAGTGTGTCATAAAAAACGTATTGAACACCTAGTCCAAGAACATGTTTTTTAATTTCTCTTTCAAGATCATCATCCGAATACTGACTTAGCTCCAGAAAGTAAATCTTGTGGTTTGCTTCAACCCAACTACCAATTGTCTCACTTATGTATTCAAATTCCTCTTCGCTTTTATAGTTGCCCAGAACGATATCATATTCTCTAATATCGTAATTGAATCCAAACTCTTCGTTGTTGCAAATTGTTGAAGCTTGCATAGCATACCACTCATCTTCGTCCTGTTCGTTTACTAATACGAGTACAGGAACACGCTTAAGCACCCCAAGATAATTAACGATTTTTGCCATACGTCTCGATTTGCCTTCATTGCTAAGCATGCCGTCAATGACAAGCTTCTTCTTCCTAAACCCTCGGAATAACTCTGTCCAAATAGGGAAGGGGAATTCAACTCCCATATCAGGGGCTTCCCGCCATTTTGCTAGTTTTTTCTTTATATCTTTGCCTAATAAAGTTGCTGATTTTCCACCCCCAATAACAGTATTGATATTGTCCACATTGTATCTCATAAACCTTACAATATCTTCTGCCTTCATTTTAGGAAATGCCTTGTGCTGCATTAACTTTTCGACTGGGAATCCCTTTCTGCTAAACTCCCTGAGAAGTGAATATTTTTTTATTGATTCGAAGTAATTTTTGATGTCATCAGGATCTGAAAGCTCCATTTGTTTTTCAATTGTCTTCCATCCACCGATTTTTCTGTACTGCTTGCCCCTGTCGGCATCCTGATTCATAAAGATATTTATTTTAGTTTCGCTAATTTCTTGAGAAAAAGTTTTGTAATATAACTCAAACGAATCATACAAGAACTTCGTATCGGCATCTTCAAAGTCATATTTAGATTTGATTAACTCTGCATAATCAACGTACAAGATTGGTCTAGCATATAAACTCCCTACAAATAGTGCCTCACTCGTCAAGTCATACATGTCTTTCGTGTTACTGATAGCTAATACCCCCCTATAGCAGTAATTCATCAATTACATCAGTAATATCAAATTCGTCTCTTTTATTGCTTTCGTGCTTCTTGCTTATTTGTTCAATGATCTTACGATCTTCCAATCTTTTCTCTATATCACTTGACTCTACTTCACTGGCTAATTGTTTAGCCTTGTATCTTCGATAATCACCAAGGTTGCCGATTACAACTGCTAAATCGTAGTTCATACGATCATTTATGGACAATTGTTTTTTTAAAGCCAATTTGTCAAGATAATTCGCCATATGTTGATATATATCTAGCAGGGTGGCATAATCCACAGGTTCTTTAATTAACTTGTGTTTGCCAGTTCTAATGCTGTTGACTTTCATATAGAAATAAGAGGGCAAGTTCGCATTGTAATAATCCATCATCCATTGAAAGAATTGATCCTTCTCGATTGCTTCCTTCAGCTCTTGTTCTCGTGCAACAAGCCTTTCAGATACTAGCAGTTGTATTTCGTCATCTCTCATACGTTTTCTATTTTTTAAATGCAATTTGTAGCATTCTGTATGATAATATTTTTTCGTAGACGGCTCTCTGATAAAGTCGTCACGTTCGGTATCAATAGATTTTATCTGTTTCCCGCCCTTTTTTACAGTGGGATCGCAATAATTGCATTTTAGCTTCATTTCCACACCTCTCTATGAAAATAATAGGGGAGAAAAATCTCCCCTATTCAGTTGTACTTATTCTGTTACCAATTCATAAAATTTTTGCAGAACATTTAAGTCATCAATCTTATTGTAGTCCACTGGCAACCCAGCTTTTTTGACTTTCGGCAGCAAGGCCTTTTTCTTGGCATCTGTCAAATTCTTAATGAACTTGTCAATGGCATTACGAAACTCTTCTACTGTTGATGGCTGGCTGTCTTCTTTAGTTTCATCTAAAGAATTTTCAATCTTGCTAAATCCCTTGGCTATCAAATCTTCATCCTTCTCTACACTGAACTCAAGTGAATCTTTTACAACAACTGATTGTTTTCCTCGATTACCTTCAATTACGGATTGCCAGTACAGGGGTGTTGGGTTGTCGATGATCTCATTTTGTTCAAACACCCGCGTTCGATCCTTGCGCATAATTTGAGACTTAATTGTTCCATCTTCATCCTCGAAATTACGGAGAACGGTATAAAACTCATACTCGGCACCTTCCCAAGTGTCAGGAACCTTTCCGACCTCTACCAGTTCCATCTTGTCTCCCACTTTCTGCATTACCTTCTTAGTTTTTTCACGGGAAGTAACTACAACGTATTTGTCAGTGCCTGTAATTAGGCTACGCAAAAGATTCTTGCCCTTCATTTTAATCTTGTCATGGTCTTTAAACTCAAGTCCTGCTGTGGCTTCTGCTACAAACTGTTCTGTTGCATTTTTTTCTTGTGCTTTAGCTTTCAGACGTGCACGTTTTTCTGACACACCAATAGCTGCAAACTTTACGTTATCGCTGATAACCGTAATGCCATCGACTACAATTACATCTGCTCTAAATGGATTTCCATCAGCATCCAGTGCGAGCACTTCATTTCCGTCATCATCTTCGATGTACAGGTCTTCATCATTCATGGCTTTAGTAGCCCATTCTTCAACTTCAGAGTAAGAAGTTGTGTATACTAAGAGGATGTTATTTAAATCAATGCCTTCGTTCTCCAAATCCTCCAGATAGTTGTCTACACTTCCTGTTTCACAATCGATATATAGAACTCGCAATGGCTTACCTTCTTCAGATTTCATCTTCGCCATTCCAAGTGCAAATGAAGACTTCCAAGTTCCTTGCTCTCCATAGACGAAAAATTTAAGTCCTTTTTTAACTACGCTACCACGTTTTGCCTTTGCCAAAACTTTCCCTCCCTATTGTGTTTGTACTATATGATTTTGTTTACCAAGGTAAGTCATCGTCAGAAGAGCCTGGATCATTATCTTCTCGTTTAGAACCCCATGAGCCCTCTGTATTGTCATTGGAAGCTCCGAATTCTTTATAAGCGCGTAGAGCGTCCTCAATGATCTGCTCACTATATGTTTCCTTGTCAATGGACTCTGGATCTGCTCCTGTAATTACCAGTTCTCGAATGTAATTATTTTTTACTTGTTTGAAGGAGTCTTGCTGCCCCCACACGGACTTTGCCGCTTCTTGAACCTCTTCAGAGTCAATCTTGTTGTAGATATTCCCCCAGATGTCAATTGCTGTATATGGCTTCAATTCTTTACGGAAAACGTTTGCCAAAGCAGCATCACGAATAATAAAATCAGCATCTTCGACCGATTGATATGTAACAATTTTTGCATTCACTTGGAAACGAGGATCGTTTTTGTCGTCAATTTTTTCGATTCCCATGTAAATGATGCGCTGCTTAAAATCATTGACTTCTTTAAAATTCTCGTCATCGAAATCAACATCTTTTGATAGATACAGGTTCTTAATAATAAATTTTTTGTTTTTACGAATTTCATCATTGGACTTGTAAGACGAGAATTCAATGTCACCACGAACGAAAACACTTTGACCGTCTTGAAGTTTTTTGTGAATTTCAGTTGTCGCATCGTATTCAGTCAAAGTTTTTTTGATGTTATTTCCTTCTAGGTCCTTCTCAATACCAAGCTGTACTCCATATAGCTTAAATCCTTCTGGCTGTTTATCAAATCGCTTCACCCAAGGTACTTTAATTGTTTCACCTTTTTCGCCCTTAACTTCTGATTTCTTACCAAAATAAACTTCACTTTTTTCCATGCCTTCAATCGTAACATAGACTGTTGATTCAGGGGCAGTTGTAATCCCAAGATTGAGCACATTACGTTTTTTCTTTGTTTTTGTCTCGCCAGTCTTCAGCGCATTCTCTCGTTTCATCCCTGTGACTAGCCCTCGAAGTTGAAACATTCCTTTCGTTTGTGGTAGTCCAAGTCCTTTATTTTCTGCCATTATGTATATTTCCTCCCTTATGTTTTACAAGTTATTTTTGTTTTCAATGTAATTACTTGCATTTGGGCGGTGCTCTCATATCTGTCATCAGTTCACCTCGTTTTCACTTATCTAACTATATCATGATTATGTTTAGTTGTCTACATATTATTTTTAGTTAATATATTTAAATGCAATTCAACCTTCAATTAAAACCATTCATTCCCGCTTGTGAGCTTTATACAATTAATATATACTCAAAGTTGTTTTTAACAAGGGGGCGATTGTAATGAATATTTGCTTTATGTGCCAGAAAACAATTCCAGTTGCACAAAAACTTGAAATTGAAAATAAAGTCGAAGTATGCTTTGATTGTTTTTTTGAAGGAATTCCCGATCAGCCTTCATTTGTAGATAAAAATAAAGAGTTGAAGCGCAATCTAAGAGATGAGGCCATTCAAAAGAAAGCATCCGCTATACTTGAAAAGTATCACTCCATGAATCCACGATAACATCGTGGATTTTCTATGAAATTAAACTTTTATTGGATCTAAACCCATCGTTTACTATTTGCTTTGACTCATCCATTTCGCCTATAATTTATTTGTTTATATAGGAGGTGGATACTTGTGAACACTTGTTTTGTATGCAAGCAAGAATTAATAGAGTTCCAAAAACTACTTATAAATGACCAAGTTCCAGTGTGTTTTGATTGCTTCTTTAAAGATATTCCTGAACATCCTTTGCCTGATGACCCGCAAAAAGAAATTAAGAGCAAGAAGAGAGAAGGCGCAATACAGGCACGAGCCAATGTTTTACTTAATAAGTTTCGCGCAGAGAGTCCACGTTAGTCGCGTGGATTTTTTGCGATCAAACGGATCTTTTATTCACTTTTTTCAGCATCCAATAGACGATTGAACAGCAGATTAATTTCCATATCATATGAAACCCAATCCAAGAATGCATATTTAACCTGCTCTGGCGTAACAGAGTTAGTCCCCTCTTTCTTCAAATAGTCACACCATTTGTGTAGTGATGCAACAACAGATGCAACCCCAAACTTATATGAGCGATCCAACAGTTGCAATTCATGTGACTCTGATAAGATTTCCTTGTATATTTTATCCAATTTTCACAAGTGCATCCCTGATCCAGTAACCTCATATCTATATCACTCCTCATGCAATCATCCTTTTAACAAATTTACATATTCTTGTTTAATCTCATTAATTTTGCTTTCATAATAGTTCAATTTTTCAGCCTTGGCCTTATTGAAACGGTCAATGATTTCATCACACTGTTTCTTATAAAAACTTAGGCATTCGGCTTCAGTGAAGAAAATATTTAAAGATACACCTGTATAAGATCTATATCCTGTATTATCGTAAGGTGCGATGATTTTACTCGTTGGATTCCCTTTTGCATTCAATGGTCTAAAGTGATGTTTTGAGTAATATACTCTTTTATTCTTGGGTAGATCGTCATTACTAAAAACCATAGCTTTTTGTGGTTTCACATGTCTAATTGGTTTCTCGTCTACATTGTTGAAACGGTAATCGCATATGTATACAATGTCTCCAGCCCTTAATTTATCTTTAATTTCATGATAATGCACTGACTATTCTCCTCCTTTCTTCTCCCTAGCCTTTCTCAATCGTTCCGCCGCCGCCCGACGTTGTTCCTCACTCATGTTTCTTCCCTTACTCTCAGAGCGAAACGAAATTCGCTCAAACGGGATATCTTTATACCAATGCGCTCCATCTTCTTGAATTTTATAAGGTTCAAACCCTGCACGTTTTAATTTTGTTATTACCTTTTGCTGCGCTGTATAAATTGTCCATGTATTCGTTGCATCATCACAATGCAAACAAGTTTCACGTTCCTCTGCTGTTCGTGACATAGTTACCTCCTTAAACACCTTTTGGCTCATGAGTCTTTAATCGTCTTGAGAATGCCCCTTCAATAATATCCAATGTAATCCTCAGTTTCCCATCATCACATGAAGTTGCTTTGTCATATGATTCATAAGCAAGTCGAGCACTTTTTCCAGCATACTCTACCTTAACCATTGGCTTTTCATATGCAAAATCTTGGATATTAACTACAAAAATCACTTCATCCAAACTGTATCCACCTCCATTTTTATTTCTATTTTTCAATAAATTCCTTCTTTAATTGGATTTGCAAAACTTCAAATATTCATCACTTATTTCAAATGTAATCTCTATATACTCTGTATCAACTGGCTTTCGTTCAATACATTTTCCACACCAATAATCATCTTTGATTTGTTCTAACAATCCTTTCAACCAAACTCCCCTAATCTCTTCAAGAACAGATTGATGCACTGGGCAAAGAACTCTAAGCATTAATTTCCCTTTTACTGGTTCTTTTTGAGACTGAATATGGATGAGACATTCCATTACATCATCTATACTTTTTGATATTTCATTTGCTATGTATGTTGGTGACACATGTTCTACACCTGTTCTCGCTATGTCACGTAAGACATCTTCAACCTCCCATAATGTTTTATGTAATTCACTTCTAATTGTCATCCTAAATCCTCCACTCCTTTTCCTTTAAATCGCGCTCTGGCGTTACAATAACCTCACATTCAGTAGTTGGTTTTAGTCATTCTTTTATTTAGTCAGCTTTCTTTTGGTGTATTTTCTTTTCGGTTGCTTTTTCTTAATGAATTTACGACAATCAAATCGGCATCCATTCATATTTTTTTATATATCTTTCATATGTATAATTTGGATTATTTTTGTTGTACCAAGTGTTTAATGATAAATCACCCTTACTCGAATTGCAACTCTGACAAGCAGGCACACAATTCTTCAAATCGTTTCGTTCATCAGGAATCACATGATCCTTATGTAAGTCTTTTTTAGTTTCCTTCTTATTCTCTTCCCATGTCTTACCGCAATAGGCACAGCGAAAGTTAAAATATTGCCTACAATCATCCCATTCTCTTGGCGTAATTTCATGTTTTCTAGTTGAATTTCTTCTGTTATTATACTGTTTAATTTTATCTGGATGTTTTCGTTGCCACTCTCTTGCTTTACCTGATTTTCAATTTTGTGTCGAGGATCATGATTTCTTTTAGTGTAAATCGGTTTCCACTTATCTGGATTGTTTCTATCCAATCTGCTGCTTTTTTAATTGAACATTCCTTGCATTCTGGATGATAATATGTATACTCTCCACGTTTTTTAGAAAACTTTTGTTGCGAATAATACTCTTGTAGCAATTTGAATTGACCACAAATTGAACAAATTTCACCCTCTATAGTTCGCTACCTCCTACAATCCATTTCCTATATATCTAACATCCAGTTCACAGTTATAACGTGGATCAATCCTATAAAGTACCCTATCTACATACTGTTTCCTTGCATATTTAACACAATTGCTTGTACCACCACTTGAACCATCCCAAAACGCTATCACCACAAAACTATTATCAACCATGTGCTCATTACGTTTCTGCATCTTTACAGGATTATACTCACCTATTGGTAAATCTTTTATTTTATAATCGTCAAGCGTATCAACGTAAATTACTTCATCAGCGAGTTCGATCATTCTCCGATACCACTTCTTTTGTTCACCAGACCAAACTTTATCTTGCTGCTCAAAAGGAATCGACAATATGTTCTTGATATTTGGATACTTTTCTTTAAGCTTATGTACTGAGTAAAACGCTAAAGTGTCCACTCCAATTGCTCCACCTGAAATAAACCGATTAACATTTTCTTGCTTGATTGCTACTTCAATTGCATTGATTAATGCTTTGATAATTGGCTTATTTTTCTCATGCTTAATGTCGTAGTCCCCATATTTATCAGGTCTATGTCCAGTAAAGCACGCTGTTTGTTTCCTCAATTCCTCCTGCTGTCGTTCTTTTTCTTCTCTTTTTGCCTCTTCTTGCTTATACTCTTCCGAATTTATACGTTCCAATGCTTTTTTAAAGTCGAAAGCAATCATTCTCCTTTCTAAATCAAACACGTCTTTTATACAGTCCATTGAATCTTGTCTTTAATCAACCCAACCACCCTAATAAACTCATCAAAGCTCTTGAACTGAACGCAGCCAAACATGCTATTCTTAATTTGTTTCTGCTGTTCAGTCGGTAAGGCTTTGATCGCCTTCCCATCTCGGTCTTTATCCAAGTACAGACAAGCATCAAAATTGCTAACAAAAGGTGATGTCAATTCACCGTAGTCATACGCGGTAAACAACGTCTCCAAATTCTTTTTGTTAACTCTAAACACTTTGAGAACCCCGTTGCCCTCATCATAATACACATATGGTTTATTATTTTTATTTTCTATTTCTTTGTCAAAGTTGATTTCTCGAATCATATTCACTTCAACTGGAATCACTCCAAGAATAGTTTTAAGCATATTGGCACACGTTACCGTATTGATCATGATAAAATACTCCTTTGAGGTTGTATTTACTGATAAACTCCTGACAGCATGGACAAGGTTTACTGTTCACGAGTTTCTTCGTCTTAGTAACCCCTCCAACGTACAGTACCGCGTCCTTAATTCGATCTTTATGTATTGATAGTAAGCAATCGGCTTCACTGTGCCAGCCCTTTAGACCGTAAACTTGATCGGCTAAGATTCCTGCCTTTGACTTATTAATACCGATTGATAAAACCTTCCCTCCCTTAACTAAAACCGATGCGTGTTTATGTTCTGGCATTTTACTCTTACTTGTCAGTCTAAGACAGAGGTTGATCCAACGTTCATGTCTCATTTTCTACACCTTTACAGTATATTTTTATTTATTATTTGTCAACTGCTATTTATTTTTTGATAAATTCACTACTTTATAGGGTTTTGTTTCGTATGTATTTCTTATAATCTTCATTAATCCACTTGAGAATTTTTTCTAGTCTTTCTTGATTAAACACTGGATTTTTTTCGTTGTACCACTCATCTAAAGAGAACTTCCATTTATAACTATTACAGTTTCTGCACGCTGGTACACAGTTACTTAAATCATTTGCACCTTCGTCATCTACGTGCTCACGATGCAAATCCTTTCTTGTTTCTAACTTATTTTGCTCCCATGTTTTCCCACAATAAGCACATCTAAAGTTAAAGTATTGTCGGCAGTCGTCCCACTCTTCATCGGTGATATTATGATTTTTAATACTTCTTCTTTCTCCGTACATTCTTTGTCTGTCTTTGTTTTTATCTAACCATTCTTGATGTAGTCCATTTTTCTTCCTTCGTTGTGCATTTCTACGATGCTTCTGCTTAGTAATTTCATCATCCTTATGTCGATCTACGTTGGCACGATATCTTTCATAATTTGAATGATTCCACTCTATTGATTTTTTACGAGCGCATGGTTTGCAATAAGGATAAAGTCCATCAGTCTTATTCTTCTTGTTTTTGTGAAAATGCTCCTCGGTACAGGGAAACCATTCTTCGCATATCAAACACATTTTATGTAATGTATGATTTATATTTTTATGTGTATCTTCATATGATAAAATTCTTCTCACTAAATCTCCCCTCTCCTCGATCAAATTCGTGTTTTATTTAGTGTTGTGTAACTGAATTGTTACTTTGACCCACTCAGTCTTATGTAGATGATGTAATTTATCTGCAAACACATGATATGGAACTGGTTCAATATTTCTTTGCCTTACAAAATTACAATATCCACCATAGTTCTTTTGCGTTTCTCTTCTAACTTCACGGAAAACATTATACATCTATCTTCTCCTTTCCCTTAAAATCCGTATTTTATTCTCCTATATCTTTAACATCTACATTTTTTACAGAAGGCTATTGCGAGTTGTTTATCGTGTATATCACTCCACTACTTCGATTTCTCTGATTTCAATTCCATAGCCAATAATGTCCGACCAGTGACCTTCCTGTGTGTTGTGCTCTTCCCAGATGCTTACCACAACTTCAGCGAGTTTATCGCTATCCTTTGACACGTCAAAGGCTTCAGGGGCTTTAATTGGTTTTTCTCCGTCCAAATCATCACGACTAGCTAGGTCTGGGTGTTCCCATGCCTTTTTTATTAACTCCCTGTATTCTTCGAATGCCTTTTTCTTGTTCAAGAAATACTTTGGTTTCAAATCATATCCATAGTGATCAGTTTCAGTTACTTTGTAGATTTTCACTTGAATTTCCTCCCTCTTCAATTAAATTCTTACTTTATATATTTTTCATCATTTCATAATTGCTGCTTTGCAATTTTCGCATTCTCTACATGTAACGTAATGTCCTCCAAACGAACTAGTCGGTAAAAAGTAGAGAGGAGATAGACAATTCGATTTCCTTGCCTCCTCTACTTGTTGCAACCAATACGCAGTATCGCGCATTTACTTCACCATCCCGCATTGTATAATACGCATCAAATACATATTTAGTTTATTTCTTCAACTTCTACGCCATTTCTTTTCCACTGATAAGAATACCGTTTACCGCATTTACATTTATATTCTCTTGGCTCTTTGTTATCTACATCAAAAAAATAGTCATCATTGTATCCTGACAGCGTAATGTTCGTTTTCATGATGTGCTCAACTGGTGTACCTTTAAAAAGTTCACTAGGGCAGTCACAATAGAATTTAGCAAAAAGATCATTGCCGAGACTAGAATACTCAAAAGTTTTCATTCTCACTCGTCCTTTCTGAATCAAAGACAGATTTGCTGTAAATATGTATCAAGCAGCTTCTTCGTTCGATTCATCCAACTGCTTATACGCCTCATCAATCAAGTCATCCAACTCGTCACGTTTACGTTCCCACTCCTTGATTTGTTTCAACAGCTCCTGCTTGTTCATCTATATTTCCTCCCTCATTTTTCCTCTTGTTCTAAGAATACAATAAGTTTTTGTTGTTGTCTACATATTATTTTTATTTATTTAATGTTTTTCCAAACTTTTTTTATTCAACACCCCACGCATCATTGTTACGATGTTAGTGGAGGGTATGTCATATGCTTCATGAACCAATCAAACCAATGCTATTACACCCAACTGAAGAGATTCCACACGGCGATAACTGGATACATCAACTCAAATTCGACGGTTTCAGGTGCATTTTGTCTTATAAAAACGGGGACATTCGCCTATTCACTCGCCATCAAAATGATTGTACCATACAATTTCCAGAGATTCATCCTCACCTAAACGGACATGAAATCATTCTTGATGGTGAGATGATTGTATTAGACGAACAGGGGAAGCCATGTTTTGAATCAGTAATGAAACGACTCCAAACCACCAAGCAATCCTCGATCCAATATCTTTCCACTAGCCTTCCTGCACATTTTGTAGCATTTGATATTCTATATCACTCGAAGCCATTAATCAGCCTTCCCCTAAAAGACCGACTTCAAATACTGGATTCGATAGTAATCCCCTCTAACTCAATCTCCGTTTGCCCAACTTTTATAAACGGGAAAGAACTGTTCCACTCAACAGAAGAACTTGGATTAGAAGGGATTGTTTCCAAACGCCTAGATAGTAAATACTCTCTTAACGTAAGAAGTCACAACTGGCTAAAGAAAAAAGCATACCTATACGACATTGTAACGATTCACGCGCTGCGTAAGGGGGAGTTTGGATGGTCTATATCCAAAGATGGTGAGTATGTAGGCGTGATGGAGTTTGTTCCTCAAAATGAACGGAAGGCACTTTATCAAGTGGCTAAACAAATAGTCACCAAGGAAACTGATAAGTGGATTTACATTGAACCTGTTTTCAAATGCAAAGTGAAGTTCCAAGCATACACAAAATCGGGGTTAATGAGATCCCCGACCTTTGTGGAATTTATATTAAATTAGTTTACTCTTCAATGCCTATCCATTCAATCGAGAAATCGTTTACTGCAATCTCTTGTGTGACAGCCGCCGTTTGAACAGTAACCTTTTGAATATAAGCATTCGTTTCATTAATCAGATAGTTGGCAGCAAGGATATGTAATGACTCTTCGGCGGCAATATGAAATGATACATCTACAATAAGATTACCGAAATAGGTATCTTCATCTTCGTATTCCCAGTTCAATTCAAAGTCATGTACTTTTAAAACGTTACTTCCCCCACTCAAACTGTTTATCTTTACTTCATTGATAAATAAGCTATAGGGAGAAATCAATTCTCGACTACTGATAGATAACTCCAATTTACCGAATACTTGTTTTACTTTTTCCTGTACTTGTTCTACAATGAATTTGGATGTCATAAATGTGGCCTCCATTGAGCGTTCTTGCTTTCTTTGGTCGGAGAGGGGAACGCTCTTTATATTAGTTTTTTCGGGAACACATGTTCTCGTCCCTATATTATCGACCATCTGCCAAGATTAGTCAATAACGACCAAAGACGTTTCGTGTATCAATTTCATATCAAAATCGTATCACTATATTCACCTAGTTTCATCATTCGTTCGTGCGGATAAAGCATCATTCATTCGCACGAATTTAAGTAGCACATAATAAAAAAACGACCCAACAATTCGGGTCGTCAATGGCTTAGGTCTTCGGGATTCTAATACTGAAGCAAGTAACATTATTGAGTGAGGAAACTTCAATTATCCCGTGATATTTTTGGACGATCTTTTTTACTATATACAGCCCTTGACCACCTGTGCCATCTTCTTTTGTAGTGTAACCAAGATTGAAAATGTCGGTCAGTTTATCTGGTGGGATTGTTTCGCCACTGTTCTCGATAGTGAGTACATATTCAGATTCATCCTCACTTTTAATTACTTTAATATATTTATTGTCCCTTATTGATTGTGTAGCACGAATCGCATTATCCATTAAATTCCCGATGATAGCGACTTTATCCTTAGAAGATACCCTTTTTAAAGAGGCATTGGAAATAGCAGTGAACGAGAACATAATGTTATTTGCCTGACAGACTGCCAACTTTGATTGAAGCAGTAAAGAAACAGCAGGATCTCTCTCTCCTTCTATTGGCTGCGAAATACCCTTAACCTCATTCAATATCTCATCAATATACAGTTTTGCTTTATCATTCATCCCTTGCTCCACGAAACCGCCTACCACCGCAAAGTGGTTCACAAAATCATGACGAAACTGCTGAATGGAGTTTAACAATTCTCTGGTAGTCTGTATATGTGGCTTCTCTGTTCTAACTTCGACCTCACTTACTGTTGCTTTTAGGTACTGATTAAATAACCAAATCATAAGTAAAAAACATACTAGTATTAACCACAACAACATGGGAATGTTATCTATAAAAAAGACGTTGGCTGCATTTGTTTCTTTTAAATAGTATCTTGTAAAACAATGAAGAATAAAGAAAAATTCCACAGCTCCTGTTAGAAACAAAAGAGTAAGATATCGATTAGTTTTTGCCTTGGGGATTAACCTCCTTACATCAAAATCAAAAAAATTTATAGTTGACGCTCCGATTAATACTATGATGAGATAAGACCATACTGCACCCAATAAAAAAAGCTTATTATGAAGTATTTGCTCAAGAGAAATAGAGAACAGCTTAAACACATTGATGATCACAAACTCAGATGCGTTTGTGATGCAGTACATGCATACGCAAACGATGATCGTGTCCTTGATGTTTTTAAGAATCAAATGATACACGAGGCCATTCATAGCAACAAATAACAATAGTATTTTAAATTCGTATGGTACTTTTAATTCAGTCAGAACAAATGATGCCATTCCAAATACACAAGCATATATCAACATTTTATTGAATACAGGTTTAATTTTTTGATTGATAATCGAAAGACCGAAGAATAAAGATATTAATGCCTCTGGGATACTAACTGCGATTAGGTTTATCACATTTACCACTACACTGTCCTCCTAAAGTGACCGCTGTAACGTCTACCAACCCAGACAAAGTATTTGCAGAGTAGTAACTTAATGCGCCTTTTCATGATGATGTCACTTCCTTTTCTTTATTTAGGATATCTTTGGTGAAGATAATAAAACTTGATAACAGTGTCCTTTTTTGTGTGACTGAATAAGGTTTTGTGTCCGATAGTTTTGCTTGTATCAGCTCGCTTCTAGCGCTACTTACTAAAATCTTGTCGCCATTTGTAAGTTCAAGAACATCCCCATCAACAGTACGAACAAATTTTGAATTAACCACGAATGAGCGATGAGGTGAGAAGAAATTAAGTCCACGCAGCACGTCTTGATAATAATTTAGTTTCAGTTGAGTAGGATATGGTTCCTCTCGTCTTGTTGTGTGAACATATACATCACCATTCAACGAGTCTATGTATAAAACTTCTGATGGATATACGAACAAATTTTCCTCTCCTTGAATCGGCAGACATATACCTTGATTTTCTTTAAACATCTTCCAATCGCTATGCAGTTTTAACTTTTCAATTGCTGCTTTCAATTTTTTAATCTCATAAAGATGGGCTTTATTTATGACATCAACTATTCCCAATGAATGTGTCTGGGTTGACTCAACTCGATTGCCAGTAACAATAATCGCGGGTAAATCATACCCATACTCTTTGCACAAGCTGTAGGATGTAATACCATCTAACGAATCATCACCTAAATCAATATCTAAGATCAGAGCGTTGATTTCATTTTTTTGGGCTAAAATAGAAAACATTTCGTCAGAGTTTGTTGCGGTTGTTACGGTTTTCACCAAGGGTATTTGTGCTACATACTTTGATATTGTATCTCTGATCACCTTGTTGTCTTCTACGATGAGAATATGCATCATCATGTACCCCCTGTAAAAATCTTGTATAGTTATCTTAACACCTCCACAAAACTTTCAAAACTAAAAACGAGGAGTCGTCGATTTTTCTTGACAAATTCATGTTTTTATGATCACAAAAAAAAGAACGCACTAAACAGTGCGTTCACTTTTTAAGTATTCTTTTAACATGCTTAACTTTCTCCAAGTGAATTCTTGCGACAGTAGCATGCTGGGACTTTGATGTAACTTCTTCCTCAAAGAATACTTTTTGGCTACTTTCATCAAACAAAGTGATTTTGGACAAGTTGACGATGTTACCAGCATCCAATTTCTCGAATCCAAGTGGCTTTAAAGTCGATCTCCAATCTTCTAACGTTGTCGGCAAATAATATATACCCGATTTGGTATGTATTTCGATACGCTTATCCTGCCGAGAAAATTGGGTCACTTCATTTTTTACATCTAGCCATTGTATTCCTTCGTCTTCATGTCCCTTGCGGATAGCTGGAATCATCATGTGGCTCACCACGTTTCGGCTTGCAGAAGAAGGATATTACTTTTTGTAGAGTTCTTGAGGAACTTTTGGTTGATGAGTAATGCCAGCACAGTACGGAGTTACAACCAAAGCTGCAATAGTAGCCAATGCAGTAGATGCGAAATAAGCGATAGAAGCAACGTTGAAAAACTTTTTCATAAGTGTTCACCTCCTTTCAAGCAACAATGGAATAAAACTTACAGTCTGAAAAAAGAATACTAAGGACAAGTTGTCATTCATCCAAAGGAAATTTGAGGCAACAATTGATAGGCCTATTATCTTCAGTAATGGCCTGTGTCTTTCCTCCAGAATTGAAGAATGATTAGAGCCTACTGGAGCAAAAACCAAAATCATAATTAAACTAAACAGAATCAGTGAAATACTGACTAAATCAGAAAGGTTAATAAACGGAATTATAACCACTACTAACACACTAACGATGCTACACAACTCAGGCGACCTGAAATGAAATCCACCTGTGAACCATCTCAATAATATCACTGACACTAGGCATATTAATGTTTCTGTGAACGTACCTGTTATAGCCGCAATCCCCAAAGAAACAACAAATGTAATCAAATGACCTATTAATGAAATTAAAGCAAATTGCATTACTTCAACACTGGTCTTTATTCGGTTGGGGTCAGTATTTTTGATAGTAGTAGCTAATTTCAGTGAAAAACTTTCAATCAATCTCACTCACGTCCTTTTTATAAGCGAAGAAGAACAATATTGCCAATATTATTACCATTAGGGTGTACGTAATCAATAGCGAAATATTTCCCCATAGATCCCCAAGGAAAAGTATACTTCCGAAGACAATTGCAGTCATGATGCACATTATCAATAACTGTCGATTTTCTTTTTTGTTGAAACTAACATGTTTTTCTCCGTCAGGTATAAATGCCCATCCTCTATTAAAATTTCTTGCCAAATAAATAATCACTAAACTAACTGCTATGGTTATTACTTGCAAAACATATCCTAACATTGTCGCACCACTGCCATCTGGTTCTTGTACTTGATCCATAGTAATAATTCCTAGAGCATTCATAGTGTAGAATGTAAGAATGTTTATGGAAAGATACGAACAATAAGATATTACCACCATAACCATCGAATAAAACCACTGATATTCCCATAAAAACCTTAATGCAACAATCATCGCAATAATTTGAATTAATATAGCAAATTCATTTAAATGGACTGTGTACCTTATAAAGTGAGATAGTAATGTAAGGAAAACGCATACGAAAAGAATTTTCCCAGTATGAATTAATATCCTTTGCCTGAAGAGACGAAACATAATTATAAAGATAATTATGTACTCCAATGATGAAAACAAGAAAAATAGGGCTAATTTCATACGCTTTCTCCCCTGATACAATAATATAGTAGCATTATTGTATCATTGGACATTGAATTAGCAATACTATTTTTTTAATTGTTTTTATCTTCACTACTCGATTAGTCATATAATACTACTCAGTGAGTAGTATGAGCAATAGTCGTTTTCTATTAAAATAATGGCATGAAACCCACATAATATTGGAGAACTTAACATGGTATATGTACGCCGCAAATATTTAGATGCAAAAAAGATTGTCTTCGTTTTGGATAAAACCTTAGCCAAAATGCGGATTTCCATGAATCAGTTTTCCATTGAATCTGGCATTCGACCAGCTACAGTGGCTGCGTGGTGCAATGGAACAGCAAAACAAATTGACCTTATAACATTACAAATGGCATTAGATACATTAAACCGTCTTTCACAAGAATACGATATAGGTAAAGAATTTGGAATTGAGGATATTTTTTACTACAAGAAGTAAAATTTATCCTTGCGTAATATTAACTAAAATTATACAATGTACTCATATTAAATCATGCAAAATTTTGTATGATTGGAGGTGTGCGAATGGATTATTTTGATCAGGTTGTAAAAAGACTTACGTTGCAGGATTTTGAGTTACTTACACTGCTCGCTATTGATTCGTCAATGATTCCCCTTCGTGCTAAAAATAAGCAGGAAATCGTTGAGAAAACTAATTTCAGTGAGGCAACCTATCGCAAGGTTATCAATCGTTTGGAGGCACTTTGTTTCATTGAATCAATTGGCGAAGGTAAAGCATACGCTTATTATCTAACGGAATACGGAAAACAGGCTTTTGAACAATTGTCAACTCAGTTAAATAACTAAAATATAAGGAGTGACTTTTCATGATCTCATTTATTGGGTGCGGTGGAGCTGGAGGAAATGTAGTCGATGAGGCAGTAAAACATGGATTTTATGGAGTTGCTATCAACTATTCTCAAAGGGATTTAGACGCTTTGGAATTTGTTGAACACCGTCTTAAACTGAAAGGCTCTGAAGGTGTTGGAAAGAATCGAGAACAGGCTACTGCACTGCTTGCTGAACAATATGACAGTGTAGTGAACTGGCTGAAGGAACACCTTTCCTCTCCGTCTATTGAGGTAATTATCTTCACCTATGCTACATCTGGTGGTTCTGGCTCTGGAATCTCTCCCCTGCTCGTTGACCTGATCCAAAGTATCATGCCTGAAAAAACTGTGGTTGCACTTCCAATTATTCCAGATGAAACTGAAGACAGTACTGCACAACTTAATTGTCTTGCAGCTTTTGAAGAAATGTCTCGTACAAATGTGGCAATTTACCCAATTGACAATCAGCAAGTGAAAAAGTTGAATCCCACAATACCTAAAAATAAATTGTATGAAATAACTAACACAAATGCCATTCATTTGATTAGCACACTTACTTCATACATTGATAAATCGAGTAAAAATGGTAACTTTGACAAGAAAGACCTTCTTACCATCCTGCAAACAAAAGGCATTGGGCACATTTGCGAAATTAATTTTATGTCTTTGTCAGACAACAATAATTCAATTCAGTTAACACCTGACGGGATAACAAAACTAATCCATGACCAATGGGAAAAGTCAATCTTCTCCCCTCTTGAATTTAATTATGTGACTCGTGCTGGCATCATCTTTGACGGTGAAGAACGGTTTACAGATCTAATCTCACACCAAGGTATATTTTCAGCCTTCGATAACGGTATGCCAATTGGTCTATATGAAGGTATTTACCACGAATCAAGCAGCAAAATTGTTACTGTACTTGGAGGACTTCCTTGGATAAATACACGATTAAAACGTATTGAACATATTTTAGAACAAAATAAACAAAAAATCGAAACGGTTATTGCTGACCAACAACACACTGAATATACATCTTCTGTTTCTGACATGGCACTCAAAATTCGAATTCCAGCTAAACCAGTACAGAAGCTTTCTCCAGAAGATATTTTAGCCAAATACAAACGAAAATAAAAACAAGGGGTGCCATTTGGCTCCCCTTAATTCATACGCAGAATATCCTTTTCAACAAACAATTCAATGATCTTATCTAGTTGCCTTTCGGTGAAACCTAATTCACGCATTATTTCAGGTTTGCATTCATCAAGTCTTTGCTTCCATACGGGATCTTCATTAAACCAACCACCAAATTTATCCCAGATCATAATTTACGCCCCTCTTCAACATCCCTTTGTATTTGTTCCGATTCTTTTGTTGATATATTAGTGTAACTCATATCATAAACTCCTTTTATAAACAATTGGCTTATTGGGAGGTATCTGAATGCCTAAGCATAGTATCACCATTCAAATATCCCATGATACATTAAATAAACTTCAGGAAGTGATAAGCATTCACAACTTTAGACAAAAGCAGGATACTGGAATTACAGTTGAAGACATTATTAAGGCAGCTCTCTACAGATATTTGAATCGATTACAAGATAAATCCATAGTCAATTGGAGCAAAGAAATTATTACACTTCTTCCTCTTGATACAGATTTACCCCTAAAGAATCGAATCAAAGAGTACTTAAAAGAAATTGGTATATCACAATCCGATCTTGCACAACGCTCTAAATTGCCCGTAAGTACAATCTCCTCAATACTCAACAATCAACATCAGCCATCAATCGACCATTTCCTAAGAATTTACTATGCATTGGATTGTCCACCGTTGAATGAGATCCTATATCGGGAAGTTTAGGGATACAGTTACTACGAAAAATTGGAGAATTTTTTAACGATATACTGGAATAGGACATTTCCCCTTCTGCGTAATGTTTAGTAAACACTACATAGGAGGGGATTTTTCATGGGAGCGATGACGGGGCTTTATGTAGTGATTCAAGGAATATGCTTGGTTGTTTCAGCTATCGGTTGTTCATTCGTTGTCTTATCTCACACCTTAGAAAAAACATCACGAAAGAAGGGAAAGCGTCATGTGGGGTAAAAAAGTTGAAGTGATACCATTTCGGGAGTTTATGGATCGAGAAAAAAATGATGTTGATTTTTTCATAATTACACTTCAAAAGGAGGTGAAAAGGAATCCAACAGAGGCACTAAAATTAAAGGACTCTCTTACAAAAACCCTAACGGTGTTCTCATCATTTTTGGCTCTCACTCATCCAGCATTAGCGGCAACAAAGGGTTTGCCACCAGAAATAGACGCAGCCATGTTAAAGATTCAATTGATTTGTCTAGGGATATCAGCAGGATTGGCAGTCATATGCCTCATGCTCGCAGGGATGTTCAAGATGTTAGGGTTGAGCACCAAAGCGGAAACATGGACATGGGACATCATCAAAGGGTTAGTTCAAGTCTTAGTGGCTCCCGTAGTAGTCGGGATTATTGTTACGACAGGCAGAGTAATCCTAAAGCCATTCTCAGGCTATGTTCCTTTTTAAAAGAACATAAAAATAAATTAATACCTGTCGCACTTCTCTCTCCTGTGTTCTTAACAGGTTGTAGTCCTAAAGAGGTTTACGACATACTTGAATTCACAAATTATGACGAACTAAATAAGGAGTCGTATCAAAACAGAGTTGATTTCATCGGAAAGATTCTTTACTTTATCTCAAATGTTATACTGGCAACTCCCATCTTTTTGTTTGATAATGAGTGGCTTTCACAGATGATATTCAAAACCTCCCTTTTCTCCGCAGGAACAGTAACTGTACTCACCATGGTTGAAGGTATAAAACGGATGCTAAACCTCCACTACACTCCCTTAAAACAAGTCCTGCTACGTTTTCCTGTTGCACTAACTGTCAGTGCATTTTCCCCTTACCTCTTTGTAAAAGGAATCGAAACTTTAAACGCATTGACTCAACTGATCCTCAAATTTTTTAAAACTCAGTTTGGTGTAACTGGTGAGACTAAATTACTTCTCGGTGGAGAAATTGATATTCTTTTCCTTTTGTTATTCACTGTCGTATTTCTAATCATGAGTGTTCCAATTATCCTTTATAACGGTAGAAGGTGGTTTGACCTTTTAGCACTCGCTATCACCACTCCCCTCGCTATGACTGCTTGGGTGTTCAAATCCTTCAATCACTTTTTCAGCAAATGGTCAAATACTCTCGTCAATCTATCACTCGTTCAATTGATCTACGCTGCCTTCTTCACGATTCTCTCCTTTATCATGTTCGCAGTACCATTCCCTCCAACTTTTGAAGGCAGTATAGCAAAGCTCATCATCATGGCAGGTGGAATGTGGCGATTGGCATACCCTCCCCAATTCGTAAGATCAATGGTTGATAAAGGCGAAAGCAGCCTTACGATGATTAATCAACTCAAGAGCCATCTTTTCAAACTAAAAATATTTGGCGCACTAAAGAAATAAGGAGATGGTGACAACAATGTTTTCTACGATCCTAATGATTAACACTGGGATGATTTTCATTAACACAGTAATGCTCGGTATGTTAGCCAAAGTACTAAAGGAGTTGAATAAGCGATGAAATCAACTATCATTAATTTTAAAAAAATGAGAAATGAAAAGGTCGAGATCTTCCCCCATATTGGGGGCTTTCGTTTGCGTGATACTCGAACATACAAGATTACAGAAAATGACCCAGAATCAATCAAGATGATGCTGGATAATGCAAGTGAAACAGACATTTTTGGATATGAAATGATGCTCACTAAGACAGGGAATAAGGTTACGATGTTTCACACGGATGAAATAGCAACGTTGGATCAAACGCAGCAAATCCTTTTGTCAACATACCCCGATGACTTGAAACACATGAGTCTTTTCTATCTTGCTCTTCAGAAACCTTCATGCTTCCCATTAAATATGACTTCCAACATTCTTGTATTGGACAGTGTTTTAAAATCGCTCAGAGTATCAACTGAAAAGGTATTACTTCAAATTTTAGTGCAAAAACAATCTGATTCGTGGAAACGAAAGGTCGAAGATTTGTACGAATCTTACTTGACAGGGATTGACCATCCTGCTAATAACAAAGGAATTCTTGCCATACAGCAGAAGGTAAACGAATTAACGAACAAGGTCGAGAGCTGGAACTTTAAACATCAGGAGATCGAATCCCTTCAGCAAAAGTTGGGTGAAGATGGATTTCGCGTAGTAATTCGGTTGAGTGTATTTGGTGAAAAGCAAACTGAACGCGAGCGAATTGCGAATGACATTTTAAAGTGTTTCAGGAAAATTGATCAGCATAATTCTTGGTGCCTATCCCCTGTACTTTTTAGAAAGGCCAACTTTATTGAAAACATTCAACTAAGAAGATTCCCATTGTTACACGGAAAGTATCAATATCTGTGCACTTCTGAATTGATTTCCATGCTTGCGTTTAACGATATTTCCTTGCCTAAAGTCGAGCAGGATAATCCTAGCCAAGAAGTTGTATATTCTGACGAAAACAAAACTGTACGCATCTCTTATAAACTCCCCTCTTTGAGTCACTTGCCTAAAGGTAGCAGTAACACAAAAGAAGATGATACAAAGCACGAGGACGCTATTAATAAAGCCCTAGAGCGTGTCGGTATCGTTAAGGATAAAAAAGTGAATGTGATTAAAGTCCAACAAGGGGCAACTTTAAAGAAAGTAACATTCAATCTCCCACAAGGTGTAAAGTACTCACAAATTGAAAATGCAAAAAAGGACATTCAAAATGAACTGGGATTGAACAATATCTCCATCGAGCAAGGTGAAAAAGCAGGAACAGTTGCACTTGGCATCCCGAAAGAAAAGCGCGATACTGTATTTCTTCGGGATCACATTGATACTGCCGAATTCAGAGACTACGCAAGAACACATGAACTACCCTTTTTCATAGGCGTTGACACTACGGGCAAACCGATATACGAAGACTTAGCAAGGATTAAACATATTTTAGAGGCGGGAGCAACAGGCTCAGGTAAAAGCGTATGGCTAAATCAATTTATTCTGACTCTGCTACTCACGAAAACACCGAAGGAACTTTGCCTGTATCTCATAGACCCCAAAATGGTTGAGTTGACGCAGTTTAGGGGATTTCCACATGTTAAGGATGTTATTATTGAACCTGATAAAAGCCTCGTTTTGTTGAAAAAATTAGTTGTGGAAATGAATGAGAGGTACAAGAAATTTGCTCACGCAGGATGCAGAAACATTCAACAATATAACAGAAAATCATCCGAGATCATGCAATATATTGTAGTTGTGATTGATGAGTTTGCAGACTTGTTTATGACCGAACAGGATATTGAAGTTGAGTGCATAAAGCTGGCGCAAAAGGCAAGGGCATGTGGAATTCATCTGGTATTGGCAACTCAACGCCCTTCTGTTGACGTTATCAAAGGTTTGCTGAAAGCTCAGTTCCCCTCACGAATTGTCTTTGCGTGTAGCAGCACATCCGATTATCGAACTGTCCTTGACCAGAAGCCTCCATTCAAATTGTTAGGTCGGGGAGATGGCGTTTGTCAATTGGAAGGCGTGGATAGCTTACAACGATTCCAAGGTGCATTGATTTCAACTTCTGAAGAGCAAGACCTCGAAGTTATTCAAAAAATTAAAGATGAATGGAATGCGATACTGGACGGCAAGGAAATACCATTAGAACTTCCTGAGCCTGAGCAACCTTTACCTGAACCGACACTCTTAGAAAGAGCGAAATTCTTTATATGTGAGGAACGTGACACTCGTGTAAGGTCAATGCAGCAACACCTCAAAGTTAGTTCTCAAGAGATAAAGCGTATATACACTGAATTGGTATCTGATGGATGGCTTGAGGAGCCGACCAATCCGAGGAGTGGCTACAAGATACTCCTAGACGAAAATTCACTTGATGAATTCGCAAAAATGTTTGTAACTCAATATTGCTACTCAAAAGCAGAGGACTGAAATCCTCTGCTTTTTGTCACTCTGTTTGCCAACGACAATACTCAACGACAATCAATCTGAACATTGCATGTCTAACAAAAAAAGTAGCCATGTCATTAAGACAGGCCACTTTCACCGTATAACTGTTCAATCATTTCTGTATTGACGTATTCCTTCATTCCGTACCAATAATACGTTTCATATCCATGATTATCGAATTTGTTTACACCGAATCGCTCACAAATTTCAAAGTACTGGTCTTTATTATCGAAGTATCCATCACGTTCAAGGATTTGTTTTGCCATATAGATCATGCCGCTGCGCTGAATGTTCTTTACAGTGAAGTTAGGAAGTTCAAAGATCTCACTGATTGTAGATAGCCGACCATAAATAACATGAGTATTGACTTGCTCAACATGAACTACCTTTGTTTTAGCTGGTTTAATCAAGTAACCTGTTTCAATCAAATCACTCGTTACTCTAATATTTCTTGAGTTCTCAGCGATATTTCCGTTTCGTTTAAAATACTCCTTTTGGTTTGCGGCTTCTCTAATCAATTGCAAAGTAGCATCCGAAACGGGAATTTGTCTTTGTTCTCCCTTATCATTTGTCAGCGTGACCAGTTTTGCATCAAAATCAATATCACCAATTTTAAGATTACGGAGTTCAGAAACTTCCTTACCACTTGCTCCTTCGAACAACAAAGCAATAATGACCGCATCTTGAGCGTTAACGCAGTGAGGAATAATTTCCTCAAAAATCTCTTTATGAGTGTAGAACATCTTTCTAGTCGTATCAACGAACTGTCGTTCCCAGTTTGTATCTACAATGTCCAGTGGGTTCAAGTTGTTGCTTCTATAGTGAATTGCCCAGTCAATATAGGCTTTAATGATTGACACTACACTTTTGACCGATGCAATTGTAGATGGATTCATTGATTTTAGTACTTCGGAAATTTGATTCAAGTTGAATTCATAAAGATCTATCCCATTCATTTCTTCAACAGGGGCACTGTAATAAAAAATTCGTTTATAAGTGTTCTGTGTGTTCTCTGGATATCTTGCAATAAACTGTTCTTTTAAGTCCTTGTTATACATCTCATCTTCCAAGTATGCATTAGACACTCGCTTCCACCTCACCCATATTCAGTTGGCTAATAAACTGTCTTATTTTTCGTTTCGGGTTGCTCGAAATGTTATTTGACTCATCCAAAATTCCGAGTTCTTTCCACTGAGGATTTGTGCGTTCAAAATCTACAGAATCCAAAATTGTTTTCACTTTGCTTGTTGGAATGTTAGAGTCCTGCATCTTTTTCGCAAGCAAAACATATCCGTCAAACATTTGATTTGCATTAATGATGGAATGTTTTCTTGTCTCACCGATATTTCTAATAAAAGCATCTGGATAACTCTCAAACAGTTCTGTAAAGAAATCAGCCAAATATGCACCAGTTTCTCGTGCACTCAGTCGATCTGTAGGGTTAAAATGTTCATCAATAGCATCAATTAAAACATTGGAACTAACTAATTGGTCGGCAGAAGTATAAAGTTTATCACCCGAAGAAACTTTACCATACAAATACTCACATTTGTCTTTAAGTTCCTCTGCTGCCACAGTTGCCATGTTACCAATATTGGTTTCCTTAAGTCTTGACTCTGAAATTGGGTTTGTTCTGTTGATTTGGTTAAAGTATTTCAACGCTCGTTTCACGCTGTAATTAAGAATTTTGAGGTCAAATACTCCGTCTAAAGTAGGATCTTCAGTTAGTGCCTTTACGATAGCGGAAATACGGTGATATCCGTCCAAAATATTGATTTGAGTTCCCTTTGTAACTGTCAAGGTTCTATTTTTATGGTCATATACAAGTTCTTCGCCACTATCCGATGTTCCAGCCAAAGCATTAAAGGTAATTGTCGTGGTTTCCAATTCTCCAGACTTCAGAAGATCAGCAATTTCATTGACACTTTTAGGATTTGTTTTTGGCTTCAAAACGATATTATCATTTTTGTCTCGTTCCACTTTAGCTTCGCGCTGTGTTTCAAAATTGTAGACTAGTATATTTCCATCAAACATTTTCTTAATTTCTTGGGCAGTAATTGTTGTAGAATAGTTACCCTCTTTAACATAGGCCACATTTGAGAAAGTATAAGGCAGTTCAACTCGATCTTCCTCTGCTACTTCGAACACTTTAAAGTTTTTAATTTCTTGCTGAGTAAAATAGTGTTCTGGGTTAGCTGTGTCAATTCCAGTTTCACTATGGATACCTTCAAGCAGCAATCCAAGTACACTCATAGATACTTCTGTTACAGGAGTACGACCAGAAAGGATATACTCCACATCTCCAACACTTACACCATGAGTCGATAATTTCTTCTTAACAGCAGTAGTGATTTTCCGTTTTGTTTTAATTTCATCAATAATTGATGTCAAGTTGCTTTCAATCAACTGGCGATCCACTTTCGGCATTAGATCATCCCCTCAATTATATTACCAAATTATCCCTCTGTCCTAATCATTCTCATTATACACATAAATTATAACTAAATACAGTATTTTTTTCTATCTATTATACGAAAAAACCATGTAACGTATTACATGGTTTTAATCATACCATATATTTTAGTTTATTACACTAAGGAAAATGTCCTGTTCTTGCTGAAATTCGTCAAATGCTTGGTCTAACTTTTGGATGTACTCAATTAACATGTTCCATTCTTTTGTAGTAATTTTGTCATATTGCTCGATTTCTTTGATTGTCTCTTGGAAAATCTCTAGACAATCACCATTAAGTACGGTTTTCGGATCAACCGCTTTAAAATCGGCTGAGATGACATTTCCCTTGATTGATTTGACCACAATTCCTTTCATTAATGTAACCTCCTTATCATCACTCCCTTCAGAACTAAGGGGTGTCTCTCCTTACCCTTTACATCTATAATAATACTACATATTATTTTTGGGTTCAACCATTTATGATACATTTTATATATTTTTATTTAAGCGCAGATTTCAATGTCATCAATAGCCATACTCTTTAGTTCAAAGTGTAATGCGACCTGTTCATTACTTGTTGTTATTACGATTAACTGAGAACCCGCAAACACATCCTGTAAAGGATTGAACGTGACATGTAACTCCATATCTCCTGTTACCCAATAAGTACCGTTTCGTAACTTGTCAACACTTGTCCAGTCAAGTTGAACATCGTGAACCGTTCCGTTCAACAACACCGTGTTTATGATTAGATCGTTTAGCTTACAAGCAGCAGCATAATATGCCTCGTTTTCATTTTGCACATCTTCAATCAATAATTTAACTTTTAATTCAACGACACCATGAGCATTTGTACTTACTGTAATGTGTGAATCGACTCCTAGTTTCCTCCTTATCATTTGAGATGTTGCAAGTTTCAGCATTTTTGAAATTAACTGCTGTTTCATTTTCTTCCTCCCACAAATTCATTTGTACTACCCTCTATGGCTAGTTTACCATCAGTTGGCAACAATACATCGAGAAAACCTTTATGCCAACTTACAGAATTTGTTAAATTAAAAAGAGCGACAACTATCTGTCGCTCTTTTCCTGTTTTTTACCATCCATCTCCGGGATCTCGCTGTGGCTTAACAACTTCAGTTGTTTGTCCAGATGCAGAAACAGCAGAAATTGTAAGAGATAAAGCAAGAAGTAATAACATAATAACTTTAAATTTCATTTATTTCACCTCCTTTCAAGAACCATTTGCAATTCCTCCTTCAACTCATCATTCATGAATTGATAGTTTTTATATATTAACGACATACATGAAGTAAGTCGATTAATATTACCTAAATTCTTCGCTAATTCAATTGTCTTAATGGCTGCCTTCAAGCCATCGATCATATTTGAGGTTTCGATATACAGTAAAGCTTCTGCATGTTTGAAGCGCATATATCGTTTAACATCTGGAATGAAAGTCTTTTTGCTCAACTGTTCAATGTAGGGGATGTAGTGTCTGATAAAATTAACACCCTCTGAGAGCAATCCGTTTTTGTAATATGCTTCGACCGCAATCGGGATCAGCGTACAAATGTCCTTATCATCTGAACACCATTTTAGATAAAGTGGAATGCTTTCAATATCGCCCATCTCAATTTTAGTAAACAATCGACTACCAACAGACAAGTGCTTATAGTAGTCATTAATCATTGAGTAGCGATTGATTACGTTAAATACTGAAATAAAATCCCCTTTGCCTTTATAGGCAAACCCTTGGTAAAGTAGTGCTTCTCCTAGATATTTTTGGTCATTTAATGATTTTGCTATTACTTCAAGTTCCTGAGCATAACTTAATAAGTTATCCCATTCTTCCATTACATTAAAGAAAGTCAATACTCTGTAATACGCATCAAGTTTCACATTATATTTTTGTCCATTTACTTGTGTGTACTCATCTGGAAGAATTGGCAAGTAATCCAGTAGCCTGAATAATGCTTCTCTACCCTTCCCCTGCAAATCCTGATCCCGCAGAATCATAAACTTTCTAAAATAGCACACTGCAAGCTTTGAACTTTTCTTTTGTTCTTCTTTGATAATCTCGTCATACAGTGACAAAGCGTAATCATACATTTTATTTTCGTAAAGCTTGTCCGAGATTCTTAAAACAATATCCTTGTTATTTTTAATATCTTGGTTAAGCAGTTCATCTGTTATTGCTTTCGCTAATTGGGGTAAATTTGCTTGGTAGCATGAGATGATAAATTCTTCTGATTTCGCGACTTTAAACTTGCCGTTTTCGTCCACGCACTCACTTACAAAATCGTGGTACAACTCGCCTTTAGAAAGGCCAAGTGCATCTGTTATTGCGTCAATCTGTTCAAGATTGATCTGACGCTCACCCTTTAGTAACTTACTTAAAGTGCTCTTATGTACTCCAGTTGCCTCTTCGAGATCTTTCTGCTTCCATCCTTTCTGCTCCATGTAGAAAAGAATCCTGCTGCGAAGATTGCATTGTGTAATATCCAAGGTTAGCTTATCACTTTTTTGGATTAACATTTTCACAACCCCCTTTAGCAAGTTTTTCCTCATGTGACTATCATATAACATGCTTTATACATTTACAAGTATTTTTTATTTATTTTTTCGACTAAATTTCGATTTTATTTAACTCTTCTTCTCTTCAGTCTTTGCGGCTTTCCTTGTAGTGAATATAGCGCTATTGATTCCAATTATCTCATTCCATTATCTTTCCTTTGCTGACATTCGTTACAAGCACACACGCAATTTGTAAAACTAGTTTCTCCACCTTTGGACAATGGAATAACATGGTCAACTGTATTACCATAGTTCCCACAATAATTACAGGTGTATCTGTCACGTACTTTTACACATTCATTAAATACTTTCGTACCAAACAAATTCAAGATATCTCTGTCTGATAAATTCTCGTCATTTAACAAAATTTTTGCAAGAACAGAGTAGTCCAAAATCAAATTATTGGATGAAATCTTCAGATCCTTTGCCTTTGATAGATCTCTATTTTTTCTACAGTCTCGACAATACGGCCTCCGCACAGTAATCGGTTGAAAACCGTATTTGGAATGATGGTTTTTATTGTTACCTGCCCTTTTAAATTGAGTATAATGCTTAACTTCACCACAAAATTTACAAGTCCTATATAAACTCATGCTACTGCCAGCAACGATTGCTTTCTCAATTTCCTCAACTGTTGGCATGTCTACACGCTGCATAGAAGCCCACCCTTTAATTAAAACTAATCTTTAATTAAAATTTACTAAGCTAACAACGACACAATCCCAACAACAATGATGTCTTCAATGACCAATGCAGTTTCAAACCACTTTCTTTTGTTGTTATACACCCAAACTGTAAAAATTCTTATATAAAAAATAAATTGAGTAAATGCATAGTAGAAGGGTAATGTCGCCAATAATGCCAATAAAAGAAGATGTATTGGTGTACTTAATATTATTTCTATCATATCTTCAAATTCAAAATGAGGAATATGTTCTGTTCTTGTTTTATAAATCATGTAGATAAACTCAAATGAGCCGGTAACTAACAAAGGATAATGCAACCATCCTTTGAATCTCCATTTATTTAATTTCGTGGTCATATTATCTTTTCGAACAAACTTCTTATAAATAAGTGCCATTACATAAACTTCTGGCACTCGAATACACATTTTTAACCACAACTCCATATGTGATGTTAACTTTAGGCTAATCAGGCCAACTGCAAAAGCAAATACCCAAAATATAATCTCTCTTGTTTTCATCCTTCATGCTCCCAAAAAGTATATAAACACATTATTGACCAAAATGCAAAAATTACACAATACGATAAAACCAGTCTTTCATTTGTTCTTTCTTTCAAAAGTCACTTCGCCTCTTGTGAGATTGACCCCGTGCTTAGCAACGACCCAACCAGCAGCCATCCATGCCTGAGCTTGAGTTCGAGTTCGGTTAACTGTATTCCCCCACCAAGTGCGATTTTCTCTCGCAGAAGGAGCCAAATTGCCCACGATACTCTCTATTTCGTCAAAGGTTAAAGTCACTCTGTCCTCAGTACAATTGCGAAGGTATGCGCCAAGGGCATCATATATACTTGTCACGTTAATCACTCCTGATAAAAAGAGTAATTTATCAAAATATCAATCCTAGCACTTCGAAAGCCTTCCTAATCAAACGTTGGTCTTCCTTCAGGATGAGACATTGATACTTTCTGTTTAAATCCTAAGCTTCTCGATGTGCTTTACATGGTTTGGATCTCTAACCTCAAAAGCAATTGTGGCAATATTAATAGTTGGTTTGACTTCTATAACTTCCATGTGACGATCATAGTCTTCTTTTACTTTGTAGTAGTTAGATTTTATTTGAATCGAATAAACTGGGTCACACGAATTATAAATGATTATATCAGGACTTCTGAATCCTATTTTACCTTTACTTTCTAACCTAATTTCTCCAGCAGTAATTTTCTCTTCATTCAACCAATAAAGCATTCTAAAAATAATAAATTCTGTAAGACCAGTTACATTATCAGGATTCCCACCTAGTCTCATTAACGACTTTAGTAAGTCGAAGTAGATATCTGCTGTGTCAGAGCAAGTGAGTAAATTTATATTCTCTCTGATATAGCTATCCATTTCACTTACAAATTGAGATCCAATGCTCATTTAGCCCTCCAATGAGACTAGTTCGACTTCAATTATCCTTCGAATGCAATTTAACAAAATTTTGAAGAGAACTGAAAATCTTTTCGACATCATATGAATTCAAATATGCAGCGAAACCTGAATCGTAATATTTCAAGTTGTTCTCCAACGACACAGTATAATTATCTAGCGTATAAATTCCGTTTTTATCATGATATGCTTCAAATATTTCACGCACATTGCCTCTGACTTCATCTTTTAACAAAACATAGTCCATAATTCCTAGCCGTTTTTGCGTGAATTCATCTAAGGGAATTTTTCGTTGTTCCCTAATTTCTTTTTCTACTCTCCGATTTAAATAAACTTCCAATTCGGAGAAAATGAATCCGAGTGTTTTCAGATCTAATTCTGTGCCTTCCTCATTAATCACTTTTGCTTCCCACGATTCGGCATCAAACACAATTCTCCACTCTGATGATTGCAATTGTTCAATTTGTTGTTTGAAAGCTTGAATTCTATCCACGTTCTCATCCCCCAACATGGTTCCAAATTAATACAACCGCCAATCTCTATATTCGCCAGCTCTGAAGAAGTTGGAGTGCGTATCCTTATTCGGGAATCCATCTGGATGTGCAGGATACACTTTCATCTTTGTGCCACAAGAATGACACCATGTTTCTTTTGAGTGCTCATAAATATAATGAGATCCCTTATGATAGCACACTGTACACTGATATCTGCATCTGTATCGCTTGGTACCATCCTCATCTATTTTGATGCCTGTTTGAACCCACTCGGGCTGGTCATTAGTTGCTCGATATATTTCTTTTAATTCCTCTGTCTGTTGTAATCCCTCAATTAAGTTCTTTTTAATCTCTTCACTCTTATGTACTACACTTTCTTTAGATGCGCTTTCCACTGGACTTAAACTGTCGAAAAAGCTGCTATACGCTTTGCCGATCTGCTCATAGGTTTTTGTCATTTCAAATACGTCAGTATCAATGCCAAACAGATTAAACACGTTCTGTATGATAACTAACTTACTTAGATTGTCTGTTTCTCGTAACTCCAGTTCTGCCTCTTTGCCTTTTTCATCACTGATGCTGATCTTGACGGTCAATGACATGGAATCACCTCATGTTGATTATACGGCAAAGGTTAACACCGCACCACCCCAGTTCAAACCAAATCAAACTCACATTTTGTACAGTTTTTCTTTGTAATAGTGAACAAGCAATGTACTTCTTCGATGTCAAAAGATATGCCTAACCAGTTTAGATATCGACATAATAAACTTGCCTTCTCTGCTGAGCGCATGGATACAATACCCTTATCTCTAAACTGAGCATATCCCTCTTCTATTGTCACTAAATCTTCTTCACACAGGTAACTGAGCATTTATTATCCTCCTTTCTCAACCAAACCCTCATTTAATTCAGTGGTTCCATACATACTTTTATATTCATCCTGTAATTTTTTCAATCTTCTTTCGTTAAATAACTTTGTTTTTTCATCTACAGCATTATTAATATGTTGCTTCATAATCTCCATTGCGTACAACCATTCTTTCTGCTTGTCCGTATACATCTACTTTCCTCCCTTTTTTCTAATCAAATTAACATTTTATGAGGATAACAATTTCTGAATTGCTTTTTTATAACGGTTGATCCTGCTATAATCCTGATCAGTTGGATTAGGAATCCGTGACAAGTCAGTATTGTCCTCTAGATCCCCTAATTTTACATGTCTAGCAATTGGATTTAGTTTTGCTCTTTTGATGAAATCCATATATATTTCACCCTCTTGCCTTGTTAAAGCAACTACAGCAGCGATAATCTCTTCGGAGAATCCTGCTTGTTGAAGGTCTTCAATAGTAACTTCTGTATCCTCAAGAACATCGTGTAACACAGCAGTTATCATGGATTCTTTGGTAGTCATCTTCAACATTACTCTCAAAGGGTGAAGGATATACGGATTTCCACCTTTATCAACCTGTCCCTCATGGGCTTGTGTTGCAATTATAATGGCTTTTTCTAATGTGCTCATCTGTTCACTCCTTTCCATATGAAATCCCCATTTAATTAAACTTGAATCCTATCTGAAAATGTCATTAATGCTACTTCCACTTTGCTATTAGGAAATTTTTCTTTCAGAAATTTTGCGTCTTCAATTGCTCTTTCTTTATTCTTGTATGTTAAAACATCTGATGTTCTTCTATATGGCTGATCATCAATCAGTATAACAAACTCCATTAGCTCTTCCCCTTTCAATTAAATGCCAATTTCATACTATTCATCATTCCAACACTGACAGCCTTTAAGATATTTGATTTTCTCTTCCCGATCATATTTCCCACAAGAATGACAATAGTCATCAAATAATTCAAGACGTTGTTCGCGGGACAATTCCCTGACTGCCATCTTAATTTCATCAAGAGTCATATACCCAACTCCAATTGAATTGATTTTGATTTAAATTTCTGTCAAAGTATTTTCATTCTCACCTTTACCGAATTTAAGAATGGGCAATCTTCTTACTATAACCCCAACCTTAGTCTCACCTACAAGAAAGCTATATCCCTTATCGCCATTCCCTAAGTCATGATATTCTTGATATGAGACAGTCCCATCCAGTTTAATCTTCGTAGCAGCGTTCCTTACCAGTTCTGTAATTTGATTTTTGTTTGGTTCGTTCACTGAAGCAGTGTGTATCGGATAATTCTTTATGTAAATGGATGTAATAATCACATTTTTCATCGTTTAGTTCCTCAACGCCCTTCCATTCAATCTTTCTTAGGGTCATGAATGTTGTACGTTATTACTTCTCCACACATTGATTCGAAATACTCTTGTTCTTGCTGCTTCATTTGTTTAATCTGCTTTTTCGCACCACTGGAGTATACCGGACTAGATTCATTAATAGGAATCAGCTTTCCATCAATGGTATGTTTATACTCCTGATTTAAAAAGGTAGATCCACCTACACTAATTTTTACTGGTCTTTTTCTTGGTCGCATCTTATGTCTCCAATCAAAATACCTACTGAAAGGCGGGTTAGTTTTTTTTAGTGAAAGTTGCTATCCCAGTCTCTGTCTCCAATGTCCAGTTCTTCCTTTATAATATTGATCGCCCAGCGAACACCTTCCGCTTGATATTTTGCTATATCCGCCATCTGCCGATTACCTTGCTCCTTGGCTTTCTCCACCTGCTTACGACATACTTGCTCGAATAAATAGCACCAATCTAACACCTTATAAATTCGTCCCATTCTAATTTGCTTTGTGCCTTTTCCCATGTCCTAATCCCCCTCATCATGCTTGTTGTGTTCTAGTCTAACAGGGATGACAGGGATGGAATAGACGAATTATAATTCTACATTGGCACTAAAGTTAACCAAATTACCTTTTTATTGCAAAGTTTACCACATTATATTTTTCTACCGGCGCAATAACCTTTTTTAATATGGCGTTCATTTTGTTAATTAACTCTAAAGTGTCAATGCTGGCTGTTTCAGTGCTAGTTTCTTTAATAGATTTATGAATATCTTTAATAACCTCTCTCATTTGATTTACATAAATCATTAATTGATCAAAATCAACATCAGATATTGTTCCGTTATCCCATTTCTGATATATTTCAACTAATCGTTTTTGATTCATTGTCAAGTACATCCTTTCATCAAATCTTCATTTTATTCATTTACAAATTCATAATCTCCATGTCTCACAAACCAATGTTCCCCGCCATTCAATGGAGCAGCTTCTACCCCATACTCGGCATCTGCTGGATCAAAATCTTCAAATTCCACAATGACAACAGTTTGCCCGATTTCGAATTCATGTTCATTTGTATTTCCAGTAATTCTAATCTTTTTACCCAAATTTTTAGCGACAGGCATATATCCATACAAACGTCTAAGTTCATCAACACAACTCAACAAGACTGCTTGTAGTACTGATTTGTCTATTGCAGTGTTATTGCACATATCCTCAATTTCATTCAATCGTTCTTTAGTCCATGTCATTTTATTTTCCTCCACAATTTATTTTCAGATGAAGAACATTTCATCATTCAAATTTGTTTTGAAATATTACACATCTCATTCTGGTAACGTCATATCGAACAACATGATTCTATCCATTTCATTATCTTGAACAGTTACAAAAAATCTCTTATTCAAACGTTGCTCCCACTTCAATAATACTGAAGTGTCTTCAATGCCTGTATTCAATTCCAGAACAATGTTTTCAATTTTTCCAATGAGATCATTGTCTTTTTCAAGATGCTCAAAAGTTGCAATCAGTTCTGCGAATGATTTGGTTTCAATGGTATACCCAGCGAGTTGACTAAGTGCTTTTACACCAACTGCATCGATTAATAGTGTTCTTTCTGACTTCAATTGCTTCATCTGATCTTCTAATACTCTAGATTTTCCCGCTTTACCAAGTACGACTCTCATACTTTCTCCTTCTTCCCGATGAAAACCATCTTTTATTAGATTAAGGCATGATTTGCCCAATGAACACTTTGACGCACTTTGTTCTCATCAAACAGAGCATTACCTTCAACCTTATCAACGGTGAAGCCGATCCTTGACAAGTTATAAAGAGCTTCATTCAATGACCAATTAAACAACCTTGCCTCATCCTCGATGATTTTCAAAATTTCTTCTCTCACCATACTCATTCCTCCCAATCAAAATCTTCTTTCATTCAAATTGCTCCTGCAATGTTTCCATACATTTATCGTGACCATGATATTCTGTTTGTACGCCACTTGAATCTGTGACCGACAGGGTTGCTACTTGTTGGTATGGTACTCCAACCTTACAATATTCACACTTAACTTTTGTCAGGAAGTCATTTTGATCAACATATGTCTTCAATGTACTTACCTCCTTATCCGAATGAATTTCTCCTTTTATTTGACTTCTTCAATCCGAGTAAATCCTTTTGCTTCTAGTGCCGTGATAAATAATTGTACAGATCCTCTATCAAAAATTTCTGCTAGTCGATAGTCGCCCTTTGTTTTGTGCCCAACTCTAATGACATCCCAGCTAATTGATTCTCCATTTTTAACATTTGATACCACCATAAATTGCTTAGTCTCATTCATCTTTTCTACACCCCCTTGTGTTTTCCGATGATTTCATTCGATTATCTTTTTGATCTGTCTAAGCTGATCTAGTGATAAATCAACTTTCCCACTTAATTTCTTTTTTAGCATGTTTACAATTTCTTTGGTTTCAGCTTCATCCAACATATCTTGAACATTCAAGTATAGTCTCCATAAAGTTGGGGCACTTGAAATTTGTTTGAGCGATTGTCTATGAAACATTAGTTTGGTGCCAATATCATTATCCCTCCAAACTTCAAAATACACGTCCCCAACCCATTTCACTTCATACACTTCAAAGTCCTTTTTGCACGCTTTATTTGCTCTCGTTGGTTTGAGATATACCTTTTGCCCAATTTTCAATTCAACTTTTTCCATAGCACGTTGCTCCCGATAAAATAGATATCGTCCTATATTCCCTTCCTGTTAATACCATTATACCATGTAGATCAAACCGGATCAACTGTATTATTTGTTTTTTTTATTTAATATTTAAGGGTGGGATAAATCCTCCCACCCTTAAATTACCTCCTGCGTTCGACCTTCCATGATCATTTCTATCTTATTAGTTGAAACTTTTTCATTAAGAGCTCATTAATTGATACTCTGTTGTATTCATCTTCATTTAACGAAATCTCGATAATGTATTTTTCTCCATCGTTTTTCTCTATCCATCTTGAGTTATCATCTCTGATTAGACAGTATTCGGTGTAGTAATCATCAGTACTTAACACCTCTGCCAATTCAGTCATAATTTCTTTATAATTGACATCAAGCATTGAATTTTCGCTCAATATGCAGCGCAATTTATACATTATTATTTCTCCCAACTTAATTCAGTTTTTATGCTGGTCTTAATCCAGCCAGAGCTTCGATGGGATAATCAGTTACATTTGTTATATCATCCCACTTGACATGAAAACTTTTATTATTCAAGTCCACCAATATTCCTTCGTGCGATTCATCAAAATACCACCGTACTCTATCGTTTACTTTGATTTCTTGATCTGTCCCATCGTAAACACGTAACATGTCCATTGCTCCTTCCTCATGAATGATGTTTTTTATAACAGTTCTTCATAAACTTCATATAATCCAGACCAGTTATTAAAGTATTCGTGCCGTGTACCAATTGTCTCGTGAACTACAGCAGTGTACTTTCCTTCGAACGACTCCAAAGGCACACAGGCAAATGCTTTTAGATCATGATTATATCCGACAATCAGATCTACTTCTTCTCTACTGTATTTTTTCTTTGTTTTTTTAACAGGGTCATACGAATATGCTTCCAAAACAAAGACTTTATAAGGTAACTTTTCTTGGTCATAAGCACTGTCTAACTTTAGACTTTTAACCTGAATTTTAATGAACCTGCCATTAAGTTCTGCCACCAAATCATATCTACAAGCTCCAGATAACGGCCTAGACACCGTGAAACCTTCCATCATTAACATACCTGCTACAATAACTTCTCTAGCATCAGCGAGGTTCTGATGATTCACGTTTATCACCCAACTAAATCACATTTTTATTGAGAATTTATCTGCAAGCATTAGAGCGCCTTTTATTTGATCAGGAGAAATTGCTTGAGGATATCTGTATATCGAAACTTCATCTTTCAACACATGGTACAAAATTTCTCCATCCTCATTTTGTCTTGCAACCCATTCATAACCATCAATACTTCCCACTACAATATATCCTTTTTCGAGCAACTGATGTTTTGTTGGATGATCCATAGCAACACACTCCCCTTATAAAATAAGTCTTTGATTCAGTTTCTTATTGGCAAACGTTCGCCAACGCGAATTAACGCTTCATTGGCAATGCCCTTCAGTTCATAGATAAACCCTACAAGTTCTTCATGACTTGCTTCTTCAACTGCAATCCCATGAGTATCAATTTTATTTAATGCTTTCACTAGTTCATCATAAAACCCAAGAACCTTCCCGATATGTTGAACATATTCTCTTTGTACAGTTAATACATGTTGATCCAGACCAGCATCTTGCAGTCGTTGAATGTGTTCTTTACTGATCTCAGCAATCCTTTTAATTTCATAAATAGTCATTTGTACCAAACTTCCTTTCTTAATAAAATCAAAGATTTATTAAAACTCCAGTCCAAGCATCTTAACCGCTCTGTACTTTATTACGATATCATTTACATCCAGATATTCTGTTCTATCAAACTGCCTCCCGTTTTTATCAACTGTGCAAAACTGGAGGATGTTATTATCGAACGGATCAACTTTAGCAAGACATTCAAACGTTCCCTTGCACCCAACAGTTATGTAACCCTCAAGTATTAGTTCGTTTTTGGTCATGGGATTTCCTTCCCCTAATTCTTTAGAGTAAGATATTGCTTTATGAGAATTGCTTTAGCAACTCCTGTTATTCCTTCACGCTCTAATTTCTGTTCAAATTGTTTTATTTTCAATCCGAATCACTCCTGTATTTTTTATTTCTTTTCAGTAAGCAACATGACTCCTACAATCAAAAACCCAAGAATAATTACCATGTGTTCCTCCGTAGTTATCTTTATACTCGCTATACTCAATCGAGTTAAACAATCATCAGTTCAGGACGTGGCTCTGGTTGTTTAAGCATTCTATTTACTCCTGAATCATCCTCAATATTTAGCAATACCGCACGTTTGATTTTGTTTACTGTAATTTCATCTATTGTAGTAACTTTGTGCAGCAGTCTATCCTTTGAAATGGTACGCACTTGCTCACCTAGCGCCACGCTGTCTTTTTCTAATCCATAAACTGACGCACGAAGCTCAACATGAGTTGGCATTTTCGCTTTCGTCAACTTAGACGTAATTGATACAACGGTCACTGTAGGACTAAATTTACACCCAATATTATTCTGGAGAATCAAAACAGGTCGCTTGCCCGCCTGCTCACTGCCCACTGTCTCCCCAAGATCACAAAGCCAAACATCTCCGCGTTGTACATGTGTCAT